GCTAGGCTATACGCTTAAAAGAAAGCTTGCCAACCCGGAAAATCCGCTGACCCGTAAAGTGCAACCGCTTTCTTTTTGATAAAGTTGCCACATATAATTTCTTATAATCTTAAATGTTCACAGATTATGGCAGAATTAGTATTTCAAAACAACAACGGCAACGATGTGACTACTTCGTTACTTGTTGCGGAAGTGTTCGGGAAAGAACATAGTAAAGTAGTCAGAGACATTGAAAGTCTTTCATGCTCAGCGAGTTTTAATGCCGCCAATTTTGGCGTTATTACCTACATCGATAGTAGAAATCGAGAACAGACCGCTTATGAAATGACAAAGGACGGTTTTAGTTTCCTTGTCATGGGCTACACTGGGGCAAAAGCCGGAGAGTTTAAGGAAAGATTCATCAATGAGTTCAACAGACGGGAAGCCCTACTAAAGGATGATGATTACATCTTGATGCGCTCCCAGCAGATTCTACAGAAACGTATAGAGATTGCGGAGGAAAAGATTAAGTGTCTTGAACAGCAAAATTCCAAGCTCCAGCCGAAAGCCGACTTCGCCGACAAAGCCTTTGCAATGGAAGGCAAGTGCGATATAGGACAGGCGGCAAAGATACTTGGATTGCCTTTTGGAAGAAACTCTTTGTTCAAGAAACTTCGTGAAGCAGGAGTATTCTTTGCTAACAGGAACGAACCAAAACAGAAATATATTGATGCTGGGTATTTCGAGATGAAAGAAAAACCTATTCCAAGAGAGAATCACCCAGGTTTTGTCGTGATGGTTGTTCTATGCACACAAAAAGGTCTTGCATACATCAATCACCTGTTTGGCGGAAAACCGTCCGATGGGAAATTGGCGAGAATAGTATAGCACTGTACATAATCTATTCTCCTGTAACTCCTTCAACACATAGTTGATGAGATAACACACTACTTAATCGTAACCCAAACCTGTTCGCCACGCTTTATCGCATCGTCAATCAATTTGTTCAACTTGTCAGAAGTATAGCGTGATTCGGTAAGTCTGCCTTTTGATGTATTGTTACCAACAAGGATACACCCGGCAGAATCCTTTGCAGTATTCCCACTGTGAAAAAGAATACCATCAAAATGAGGCACATTCAACAGTCTTGGCATATTACGCCCAAATTTTGGGGACCAGTTGTATATAACCTGGTATCTACCGTAAGGGATAGCAGATTCAGCATAAACTTTCTTCTCGTTTCCATCAAACACTCCGTTCTTATTCACGTCAACGATCCGATCTTCAAGCGTATTACTGAAAAACTCACCATCAATATACAAACGCCCTATAGTATAATCAGGCTTACACCATTTTCTTTCTACTAATAGTTCCATGTTTTTTTTATTTATTGATACATTGCAAATATACAAAAAAGTATTATATTTGCAATGTAAAAAGATCCGTAAACGAATATAACTATAAATAGAATTTTCATAAAAAAACTAAATTAAAAAGCAAGAAATAGATTGGACCCTTTTTCTTGCTTTTTTTATGTACAAACGTAAGACTAATATGTCAACATTAATTAAAAATTCAGTTTGGTTATATATATGTAAAACATATTTTTGTTACATTTGCACTATGTAAATGAACCATTACGATGTTTTTAATTTGGCAGCAGGCAGATGTGAATCTTCACTGTTGCCTTTTTTGTTACATTACATATAAACATACAATGACACCCAATGAAATAAAACAATTTGTATGGTAAATTAAAGTCTAATACATACCTTTGCACTATGGACAACGAAAGAGAAATATTATCCAAACTTGACGCTATCATACAGAACCAAAAGGTTTTGTACGAGAATCAAATTGTAATCTTTAAAACTCTAGCATCAATCGGACAAAAGGTTTATAGCCAAAGCGATTTCAAGAGTTTGATGATAAACATGATAGCAAACGGAATAACAGAAAGAGTAGAAGCCAATGATCAACAAAGAAGAAACATCTAAGATTGCAGACTATTACTTCCAAGTAAAAAGACTTGCAAACGGTATAAAATCGTCAACCAAAGAGCGTGCGGAGAAGTTCTCTAAAGACCTTCTAGCCATATTCCTTTTAGCAGGGGCTAAATCGTTCAAGTCAATATCAAAACTCCCGAATAGCCAAAAAGAAAAAGTGCTAGAACTAACCAAAAAGTTCCGTGAGGATATATATAACGACATATACCAATATGTACTGGAAAGCAATAAACTGTCACTAGAACTAAACGATGATCTTGGATGGGAGTATATTTCAATGACGGACAACGGCATTAAGGAATACATGGAAAGGACATACGGTGGAGAAACGACAAAGCAGAGAATAAACACAAATACAAACAGATTTCGCGCTGTTGTTGAAGTATATCTTGCCAATACATTACTGTCCACAAAAACGAACAATATAGAGAAAATAACGGATGAGGTTCAAAAAAAGATATGGAACAACATATCATCACCATATAACGTATCATTTATTCCACCAAGCAAACAGAAACACTACGGTAGAGGATATGCTACAAACGGTATAAGCCAGTTGTATGTTATAGAACAGCAGATGATTCTAGGTATTTTCAATGAAGCAAATTACAACTCATGGAAAAACATTCCAAATTTCAAGGGATGGAGGACAGCAGTAACATCTAAGAACCCATGCCAGTTCTGCATTGACGAGCAATATAGAATACACACAGACAGACCTAAGCTGCCGTTCCATGCCCATTGCTTGTGTATATTATATCCAGTGTTTAAGAATTAAGCGAGAATTCCCGCTTTTGTTCATACATTCTTTTGGTTTTCTATGGCATTAATGTACATCTTTACACATACATTTTAGAACGTTAATTCGTTCGGGGCGATACCAACGCCCACTATCGGCTATCATAAAAGAATCACCGAATACTTTATAATGGTGTTCATTTGTTTATTAATGCCTTAAATATATCAGCTAAAGGAAATTTACTCTTTATTCGTTTCATTATCAACTACTAATAAAATCGGATGGAGGAAACCCGAAATATGGCAAAAAAGATAAACCTCCATCCGCAAACAAAAACAAGAAATTAATATAAGCAAAAATCACACATTTCAGAAAGCATTGCAATTTTAAAAGGGCAAATCATCCCGTCTTTCAGGCTGAACAGGTGCAGGTGATGGTGCTTGTGCTGGTTGCGGCATATCTATCTTAAAGCACCCAACTTCATTGTAATATTTTCCCTGGTATTCTCTTGCTCTGATTTCAAGATGGGCAGTAATGGCATCACCCTCTTTCAATTGAAGATCACACAGGTTGCCCATTACATAGAAATACACTTCTTTGGCATACATAGAACCAATTTCCTCAACGAGAAAATTTCTCTTTTGCCAAGGATTACCTGCCTTACTTGTACCAGTCTGTAACTGACCTACTTTCTTTACTTTACAATTTAATACTAAATCCATTTTTTTATTTTTTTATATTTTTCTTCCTTAATCTTATCCAATTCTCTCATTGCAGACAGCCTTCTTTTGTGAGCGTCCACCCTTATCCAGAAAACCTTCCAGCTAACATCCTTACCGTTAGTGGTGTTCTCTTTAAGTATCTTGCCACATTTTAAAATTTCGTTGACAAGATAATCATACCGTTCTTTATCATAGCAATATCTCATGCGACAAAAGTAAAGCATTAATGTTAATTTTTACACACATTTTAAAACGTTAATCCGTTCGGGACGATACCAACGCCCACTATCAGTTATCATAAAAGAATCACCGAATACTTTTCTACCGATGGCATTAATGTGCATTTTTACACACATTTTAGAACGTTAACCCGTTCGGGGCGATACCAACGCCCACTATCGGCTATCACAAATGAATCACCGAATACTTTTCTTCCTATATTAAGCGCACCGTTGACATCAGCATTGATAACCTTTCCAACTGCCGACTTGAACAGCCCTCGCTTGATGCGCTTACCGAGATAGCTATCATGCTTGCATATATCCTCCATAGATAGAGCGTCACATTTACTTGTGTAGCTTTCCTCATGTTCGATATAGCTGATACCTGCAAGCTCGCACTTGTATCTAAGGCAGCTTCTCAACCTCGCAAAAGGGATGAATGTAAACTTCTGATTGTTTACTCCGCCCATATTGACGGATTGCTTCCATCCTTTGTTGTAGCCTACAGCAAGAGTGCCTATATGGTGTGATACAAGATAATCAACGATACGCCTGCTTGTCTTGTGCATCGCATCATTCATAAACCGTTCACGTTTCTCATACATCTTTCTCATCCTGTTTGTCAGTTTCTCTATCCCCTGCCTGTCCTTTATGGATTGCAGCATGGATAATGTTTTGTTAAACCATCTGTTGTATGACTTAACAACCTTGCCTGAAAACAGCAGCGCATTGCATCCGCATACTAGCGTGGCAAGGTTGTTCACACCTAAGTCTATCGAAGCCATACCCGTACCGACATTATCCGAACAGACACAATCATATACAACCTCCACGGTCATGTATGTACGTTTTGGAATTATCCTAACCTGTTTGAACCGTTCGATTCTGTCCTTGTACTTTTCCCATTGAGGAACGGGTATTTTCAAGTCACGGTCAAGTATTATATACCCGTCATGTATCTTGCATGACTGGTTGGTATATATCGCATTGCTCATCCCTCCACGTTTGTGATAGCATGGCAGTTCGGGCTTACCGTTATACTTCCCCGGATTCTTCGCCCAATCCTTTACAGCCTTGACATATCCCTTCATTGCCTTGTCAAGCACACGCAATGTCTGTTGGGCTACGTGTGATTTCACAAGCCTGTAATTTATCGTACCTTCAAGGTTGGTGACGTTTTTCATTATCCTGTCCAAGTCGGGATAGAACAGCCACCTGTCGTTATCCTTCAACTCGTTACGGACAATATACAACGCCTGGTTGTACAGGTTGTTCGTAACACGGCAGATAGAGCAAAGCCTGTCGGAATGGTTGATGTCAAATTTATAAACTAATTGCATATTAATCAGTATTATGTTTCGCCAGTAAAAAGGAGAACAGGGAAGCCGTACTGACTTCAGCTTGTCGGAAGGTAGCTACTCCGTTCCTATCCCTGTATGGTGCAAATGTAATACTATATAATGACATTGGGAAATATTATGTGTTAAATTTTTGTAATGGTGTTTATTTGTTTCTTAATGCCTTAAAAAATAAACTAATACAGAAAACAATACTAAAAATAGTTAATTACACAGTTAATTCTTCCTCTTCCTCTTTCGACAATGCTTCCACGTCACCATCCTCACCTTTAGGGAAATACAGTTCGTCAAGATAATTGCTTGCTTCACTCTTGTCAGTGAAACTCTTTACAACACTTCCCCATTTGCTAACGACACGGTAACTAATACTATCCTCTGCTACAACTTTATAACAATTTAAATCATCCACATCTACAACATCGGGAGCATTATCATCAATACGCATCATGCTCAATATATGAGAATACTCGTTCACCTTCACCGTACAGGAAAAAACATTAGGAACTGGTTCTACTATCAATCCGGCATTTATCAATGAATCAAAAACAGAACGTCTAGGTTTATATTTCAGTTGCCTCCTTATAAACTTCAACGTTATCATATTATCTCCTCTCTGTGCGGATACAATACACAAACGTAATACCCGTAACGCATCAATACTACATAGAGGTGAAAGGTACTTGTACAACTGGGCAGGAGTAAATTTATGGAAATAATCAAATTCCCCCTCTTCCTCTATTTCCCTTACACGCCTTTCCCTTTCTTTATTTCTTACCGTTAAATTAGTAGTTTTCCTTACAGACATAGACTACCCTTTCCATGTATCGTTTTCCTTTATCCATTTACGTTCATCATCACTAAGATCACCTGTTGATTCACGATGATATACACACTTGTTGCATAACCCTGCCTTGGCACGGACACACTTGTCGCAATCGTATGGGAAAAACGCTATGGTGGTCTTGTCGTAGAAATCTTCACTAGCATCATCATCAGAAAGCCAACCTTTGAACTTTGCAAGCATATCAAGTGCACCTTTCACATCCTTAAAATCAGCAGTGTCTATATCAGAACGCTTTAGGAAACTTTCTATAAGGCTTATCGCATCTTCAAATTCAAGGTTATCCTTGTTTATCAAAGTCTTTGTCTTTTCCTTATTCTCACCTTCCAATACACGCCTCATGGATGGTGTCACATAATCGGAAGCAAGCATGGAAGATTTGGCATAATTGACAATCTGGGTTATTCTTGGAGAGTTCACCCATTGCTTGGCTTTCATAAGCAAAGAACGCTCTGACATACCCTCGTCAACAACGTGCGTAGCCTTGTAAAACAAGACAGGATTGGTATCTATGACATAAGCGGACGCAGCCCATAACTCCATCTCATTCGCATCATCAATATGCTTTGCTATATCAATCTTCTTCTGTTTTTCATCGTCAATAAGAAGATTGTTACTAAGGGGAAGTTTACCCCATCCTTTATTCAAACCCATTACCTTTCCTCCTTTATCCTAGATTTTATCTCCCTTACCCTCTCGTCAAGTTCAGAAGAATATTTAAAAAGATTGTATATGCTACTCCTGTCAATACATAGGAAATCAGAAATATCAGACATACTTAAACCCATGTCACGCATGATACAGCACACAAGAGCACGATTCATCACAATATCATGCTTCCTGCTTTTCCTGTTAACATCAGTATCGGAGAGTCCGCTTGCCGCTAGAACTCTCCTAAAAACCAAAGCGTTATAAGCCTTTTTCCCCATTTTTCATATTCTCCTTGTCCACTATTAATTGCATTATATCAGCGTAACCAGCCAAATCAACCATATTGTCACGCTTTTTATGGAATCCCTGTCTGCATAGCTTTACAGCTATCTGTACAGCAACACAGTCATAAGGAGATAATTCCTTTCCCGTAATCAAAGAAGCCATCTTGGAAATGTTTTCAAAATTGACTACTGCATCACCATAGTCAGACTGTCTGCTGTTGTTGCGGATATCCTTTGCCTCATCAAGGATGCTTCTCTCTTTAACATAATCAACATAAGCAATACAATCCGAGAAAAGAATATATTCTTTACCTTGATCATCCGCACAAAGAAACTTTTCACCATTCTCAAAACAGTATTTAACAGTGACAAATTTACCGAACACATTTGACTTGCTTACAGAATCTTCACCGTGAAGTGAAATGTATTTATCACGGCTTATAATTTTCACCTTGCTATTCAATGTAACTCCAATCATAACAAATCACCAACTTTTATGTTATCCGCATCTTTCTTATCAGAAAAGAAAATACGATCATACTTCGTTTCACCAAACTCAACAAACATGGCTAAGATAAAATACTTGTTCAGTACACTATCATACCCCTTGTCGTAAATCTTGTTTATCTTTTTTGTTTTCATCGTTTTTCACATTTAATGTCCATACTGTCACCTCCCATCATCATCTTCAATGTACATGTATTGGACATCAGTTCAACAATCTCGTATCTTACGTACTCATATCCATCAACATAACATGTAATGGTTTTTCCAGATATATCATAAGTGCCGTAACCATTCCCAAAATAACCCCTTCCTACATAAGTACCATCCTGATTAAACTTAGCGTAAGTAGGTCTTATCATAGGATACCATCTACCATCCACTTTTACCTGAACAAGTTCCCATGTACCGATAATAGCATCCTTATATTCATCATCCTTATCATCGGAACAGCTACACAACCCCAATAATACTATTGAAGAAATAGCTAAAAATAATAAAAACGTCTTTCTCATTTTCCTGCATTATTTGTGGAACCAAAACCTCCATCGCCCCTATCCGTTGAATCAAGGCTTTCAACCTCAACAAATTCAACCTCAATATAATTACTGAAAAGAAGCTGAGCAATTCGCTCCTTGGCAGCAATATAGAAAGGCTCTTTCTCAAAACTCTTCACTATAACACCGATACAACCAGTATAGTCACAATCAATAACACCATCCAACACATCTGCGTCATGATACTTCCCGTCAACGCCAATAATACCTTTCAGGGAAAATCCACTCCGCGGCTTGATAATAGCCTTCATATTTGAAGGCATCTGAATGGCTATACCAAGTTTAATCAGATTACGACCTTTTCTTATCAACGTGTTGTCAGGAACATACAAATCATACCCGGCAGCACCATCAGTTTTTTTTTCGGGAAGAACTGCATCCCGTCTTAATTTTACAAATTTTACTTTATCCATTTTTAACATCAGTGTTTAATCTAAATGCGGCTTCCCTAGCCTGATCCTTCGTTCTATACAACTCTATTTTTTCAAACATACGACCATCATCACAGTCATACGTACACAAGGTGACAGCCCACATATTACCACGCGGAGAATAGAAATACCTACCGTAATCCTTTCCCATCACCTTACCGTCAATCCTTATTTCTCCTTTATTAGCCATAACATGCCTTATTTCCTCACCCCAAACTTTTTCCTAAACTCATCAATAGAGCACGCTATTCGCTGACCAAGTTGGTCTACATACAAAACAGCATCTTTAATCATTTTATCATTCTCGGCAAGCATGTGGATAACACTGTCAACGACACACTCTTTGCCGCTACCTAATTCAACATACTTATTACCCATGACAATGCAGTCTTTTTCCTTCAAAGGAACAATACGTTCAATCTTGCTTTCACGATATTTTTTCAGTTTTTCAAAGAACTCACGATGCATTACACGCTCGTTCTCATCCATCACATGATAATATTCACAGCAAATACCGTGAACATTATCCACTGTATTAATCTCATCAAGGTTGTCAATCACATTCTGCAATGCGTCAAAGAAATTCACATCGTGATCATCCAATACTTCTTCCATCATTCTGTCAATGGAAGCAATAACCGCGTTCTTGAAATCAATATCGTCACAAAGAAATCCCAAAGAGATATAATTACGCAAGGAAAGAAGGTTTTCCTTAAAATCAATTTCTAATTCAATATCCATTCTCTAAATTGTTTAATGTTAATACTCTTCAAATTATTAATAACAGCATCTCCGATATCATCGTTATGCTTCAATCCAAAAGACAGGATAGGGTGTTCCCACCATCTCGCCACACGTCCTTTGTCACCCCACAAAGATATAGCTTTATTATCAAAGTCGGGGAACAAAATAACATTTTTTGGCAATTTATTTCCAATCTGGTTCATTCCGCCACAAGCTATCCATATAAAACCGTTACCGAGAGCCATAGAAGCTATTATGGCGGTTTTTTCCGATTCAACCATACAAGTTATCGCATCGCTACAATATTCCCCTAAAAACGGCTTAAAATAGCCGCGATAGGTAAACCCTTCGCCCGTAGTAAACTTCCTGAAAGCATGGGTTTCCTTCTTCCTGTGACCGTTCACCCCATATCTTATCCTGTTGTCATGGCACACGTTACCATCCTTATCAGAATACCAGAACACAGCGGATTCCCTTCCAAGACATCCTACCTTGTACCTTGAAAACACATCATTAACGGAATCAACACCGAAAACACCTGAAAGGTACTCGTACAGGTTATTACCCTTCCAATGCCCGGCATCGCTAAGCCTGTCAACATACTTCATATCAACAAACCTTGATTCCTGTCTACCCGAATCATACTCCCTCTCGTAGAAATCCTTCAAACTCATCCTGCAACCGTCCGGGCTTGACAGAATCCTAAAAGCATCAGAAGCACTACTGCAACCGGGAAGATAAGACACGAGAAAGTCAAACAGGTTGACAGAATCACCGCCCTGCTCGGTAACGGTGATACTGCCCGACTTGTTCATATAGAAAACCAGCTTATCCTTCCTGCTATGGCTCTCCAGATTTATCCGGGCAGGCAACGTCCACCGCTTACCCCTACGCCTTAAAGGAAGCCCAAGCACAGTGTCAAGATTGGAAAAAATATAATCATAATCAATACTAGCCATGTCACTACTTAAAATTACGCCATCCCTGTTTCAAATCCCTGAAGAAATCGCTCAACGTATAACGATAACCATCAGGGTATCCCAGAAAATCAGAAAGGCATGAAATATATCCATTAGGCTTACGTCCACTCGTCCACCTGTACACCATTTCGGCAGGAACCATAAACACAAGAAGAACAAATACAATGTCAACGTATATGAGAAACATGACAAAACGAATAAAACATTTCATAATCATTCCTCCACATCCCCTAAAAGAAGTTTCTTCGCATAACGCAACGCAAACTCCCAATTGTAATAAAACGTACCTAGCAAATCAAAGAACAGGCTATACACGGCATCCTTGTCACCATCTGGAACGGAATACATGATATCATCCATCATACGGATATCATCACTGAACCTGGCATTCTTTGTCGTATAACGCCACAAACCGCCAACGGCAAGTATCTTGGCGTGTTCATAAACATGATAGTCAATGGAATATACATCACAAACGTAATCATTAAACCAATCTTCATTGTCTAGTACACCACTAACAGGGCTTGCCGACAAAATCATATTAACAAACACACCAAAATGACAATACTGCTCTATCTTACCCGAATCATTATCAAACTCAACCTTGAAAGCATCTTTGCCGCTCTCATTAATACTGCAAACCATGTCACTTACGTAAAGCGTCTTTAACCACTGGCTGAAATTATACCTTTTCAAACCAACCCTGTTACGAGATTCATTTATCGCACACTGGGCATCAGACACACATACATACCAATCAGAAGTAACACGAATACTTCTATCAAATAAAACAATCTCTTTATTATCCATATACAATAAAATTTTTCAGCAAAAATACATATTAAAGCAATATGGCAAAAATAATAACAGTTAAACAATATTAAAACAAGAAATACGAAACAAACCACCCTTAAAACGGCAAATCCTCCTTCATTATATCATCAGCCTGTTGTAGAAGGTATTCGTCAGGATTATACTTCCGTCTTAATACGACCTGAAACAATCTGTTCCTGTTCTCATCCCACGCGGAAGTGACGGAATATCCTTCCTGGCGTATCATGTCAACCATCTTTCTCTTGCTATAAGGTCTTACACCACAGTCATTGCAGTATGCTATGTATTTAACATACAGGTCACGGTCACGGATAGCCGATTCCTCAATATCTCCCGAAGAATCATACCCCGAATCGTAAAGATAGGACAGTACACTGTTGGAATCACGTCTGGCATTCTCCGTAACGGATTCTATCGTATAACTTCTCGTAAACTCACCTTTATTCTTAACAAACCGTCTTGCACCCTCTATGATCCAGTTTATGATAGCTGCCGATTCCTTTGACAGCTTCAACGGAAGCGACCTGTCCTGTTCCGATTCCTTGAACACGCGATAAAACGGAATGACAAGGGAGCGTCTGAAATGGCCGTAAGTCTGGTCCGAAACGGAAGGCATCTTGTTAAGGTTGGCCATGAAAGGCGGCATCATGTCGGCAAGGAAAGGCTCACCAAACGGAAGGCGCGCCATAGTAGGCTCACCGGATATGAACTTCTTATACTTGCCACCGCTCACATCCTTCCCTCCCATCTCGGAAGCGTAGTTGAGCAGCTTGCCGTTTATCATAGCTATATTGTACTCGCAAGTAGACTTGTCACCCGACAGGTCAGCCATCTCCATATAAGAAACATTGTCTTTCCCTAGCGCGTTGACAACAGCGTCAAAGAACACCGACTTACCGTTACTACCACAACCGAGAAGGTAACACATCTTCTCCATCTTGATCTTCTTCCTGTCAACAAAGGCACACCCCACAAACTCCTGCAAGGCATCCTGGGTGTCCTTAACAGGAATCACATCGTCCAGGAACTTCTCCCACAACGGGCTGCGCGCCAACGGGTCATAATTTATATTGATACGTATGCACGATTCTATCATGGGAGAGAAATCGAACGTTTCCATCGTTTCCGTGTCAAGGACACAATTGTCAAACGTGATGAAGTTACGCTTGGGGTTGAATATCTCATGCGTCACGTTCTTCACGATGGTACGGTAGAAACGCTCGCTCGTATCGGTCATGTACAGTTCGCTAAGACCGTTTATGCGACACAAATCCATACACAGGCGCATCAGATCCTCCTTCATCATGGGAACGAATATCTTACCGTCAAAAGCCATAATGGAACCGCTCCTGTGGCGTCTGAAATTGCATTCCCTGCACGCATCCGCTATGTCCATCTCAACCATAGCGGATATGGAACGCTTCCACTCGCCTTCATCCCTTGCTTTACGGAAGCCGCGACCACCGCCCTTGTCCGCCAGCTTGCCCATTACGGAATCAAGGATGTATTCATAAGAAGCCTTTGCAGATTCAGCGACAGTCATTTTCCCCTCCTTTCTCTACCGATTCTACCGATTCTACCGATTCTACCGATTCTACCGATTTCTCCCGGTCCACAACCTTCCCGAACATCACAACGGGATACAGGTCATAATCGTCCGTTGATATGTCTGGGCGTGCGTCCATATCATCAAGCGAAGAATACACGTCCGCGATGTGTTCCAGTTTCCTGCACACGATGGAATCACGTCTTATCCCATAATACTCTATAAGGTCAGTCATGTACTGTATGGTGATGTCCTTGAACCATGTGAACGCATCGTCACGTGTCCTTGCCCCGTCACAGCAGGTATTGAACGTGTACCCGAAACGCCTCATCTTCACGAAGTAGCTGTTCCGCCACAACGACACCGACTTGTCCATCTCGTTTCCTGCATTGCGTATGGCGGTGACAATGCTTCCCGGCATGAGAGCGCACCGTGAAACGCGAGCGGCGGAAGGCTTCCCGTTCGCCCCGGTCCCATCCACCATATCCACATCGGGCACGAACCTTAGATCATCCACGCTCCTTCCGCCCACAACAGATGTGTCATGCCGCATGAGATAGTCGGCATCCACGATATGACCGTATTGCCTTACCTGGTCCTCGCACCACGAAGCGAATCTCCTTAACGACCGCTTCCACTCGGAAGGCAGCACATACCCGTACCTTGCACATATCTCGGCTATACGCTTCCTATCCTTCTCCCATTTGCCCTTCATCTTCCTCTCGTACTCCAGCACCTCACCTTCCACGCTGACACCAGCGACCTGTGCAGCCATAGACTTTGCAGTTAAAGGTACGGGCACGCGTTTTATGAATGACGCTTCCGATACGAACACAGCCTTCGTTCCGTCCCCCAGAGGCTCGTCAAGTTTAATACAGCAGTGACGATCCCGAAAACTGACGAGCGTAACCCACCCGAACAGCCACGTCTGAACCCTCATACCCTTGTACCAACGCTCCCTGTCGGGCATTGCATCGGACAGGCATATGACACGCCTTGATTCGGGCAACCTAAGTTTAATCTCTATTTCTTCTTCCATCTTTACACACACACATTTATATGTTTTTACCTGCAAATATAGCGCAAAAAACAATACGAAAACAAGTAGTTAAATTAATTAACCGCAAATGTTTACGTGGTTAACAAATGCGTGTCAAGAAAGATAGTTTATCTTATTTTACACAAGATTTTTTACTTTCACGTCCACAGTATGATTTGAATAGGAAAATTAAAAAATGTTGATTGTTGTTATTTTTTACTTTTGTCATAATTTTTCTCATTTTAGTTAAAATGATTTAACTATAATTTTTTATTTACTTGTTATTTTCTACGTTAAGAAATGTAAAATTGACTTAATTTAACATAAAATAAAAAATCTCAACACCGATAGTTGCATATGCAACTAATTGATTCGGGAAAATTCGTAAAAAACCTACGAAATTCGTTGATTTTTCGTAGACTTCGTAAACTCTTCGTTTTTCAACACTTGTCAAAAAACTAGCGCAAATTAGATGATAAATTACTGAAAACAAGCTGTTTAGTCTTGTCAAAAAAAATTGAATCGTAACCCTATACGAAAAAATCCCCTATTAATTTACGTATTAAATGTTAAAAGTAATATATATTTACAACATGTACATACACGTACACCTTACATACTCTATTACAATACATATACATACATATACATACACAATACATACGCATACAGACACCAAAACTGCATACGTAATTTAGTATAGATACATATCAAAACGACGAAATCAACGAAGATTACTGTAAACCAATAACTTATACTGCAAAAAAAAACATAAAAAATGCAACCATACCTACGAAACACACCGAAAAACCTACGATTTTCGTAACTTTTCATGTAAAGATTTATCTGATTTTGTTGAAAACTACCGAAAATACACAGCCAAACCGCAAAATCAGCCATCCGAGCAAAATTTGGAGAAAAAAATTTTCAGAAAAAAATTTATCGGGAGCGACACACCCACCGCGGAAACTCCATGAAGGGGGGTACTGCACTGATTTCCAGGCAATTACGTTCTATTAATCACCCGGATATATACTATTTGTAAATAAAAAGAAATTTTTTTCTACGAGAATCGAATTTCGAAATCTTTACAAATAAAGTATCTTTACAGGTGACTTCTACGAAGATTTCGTAATTCCTTGATTATCAGACACTTACAAACAAATTTAACACAAATTAACATTGAAAAATATTGAAATTAAACATAATATAAGCCTTGTATGGTCGGAACTATTAATATTATGCAATATTAATTTAAAATATGTATATAAACTGTATTAATTTTGGAAAAAACGGGCTTAATTTATAATGAATGTTAACAAAATATACAAACTAATCAAAAACGCTGTATGTTTGCAGTGTCGGAAGGACAAAGCGCTATATGACGTATTGAAACAGCTTGCTATAGTGACAGTATAGTACAGATCCGCAAACCAGGGAATAAGCGGAATATAAACAGCGGTATTGTTAGCCACGATGCAGAGGCACGAGTTTTACTTGATAATGGAGATAGTAACTTAGTGCGATATGCGATTAACATCCCTAATATAATATAATGTGTGTGCGTATATGTATCCTATACATAAGCCTTAATACTTGTCCGTTAGTTACGGTCGGTATATATAAGCCGTAAAAACATATGATACGCACATATTGTAATGTAGCTGCCACTTATAGACATTGGTTGGACGTGGTAACGGTTGTAAGCCCGTATAGATACAGAACACAGTATAAACTTAATACATAAATTATATCATTATGAAGACTTTAGGAAAAATTATGTCGAAGATTAAAAAAGACGGTGTAATCACTAAACAACAATTACAGTTGTTAAAGAAGCGTTAGCAGCGTTTAGAAAATCGTTTGGCAGCTTTAGAGGCTTTGTAAAAAAGGAATGGGAATTAGTATAAATCAATTAAATATTACAATTATGGAAAGATACGATTATCTGGAAGCGGTTAAAGATGATGTTTTAAATTATATCAATGAGAACGATATAGTAGTAACCTCTGAAAACATGGACGAAGTGGAAACGGATCTTAATGATAGATTATTTGTATCCGATAGCGTAACAGGAAACGCATCAGGATCTTACACATTTAACGCGTGGACGGCTGAAGAATACCTGTGTCACAATTTGGACCTGCTAGGAGAGGCGTTAACGGAGTTCGGTTGCGATATGAATTATTTGAAACGCGGTGCAGAAGCGTGCGATGTTACAATACGCTGTTATCTGTTAGGCCAAGCAATATCAGAAGTGTTGGACGAAATAGAAACAGAAGAAGAAGAATAAAACGAATAACGAACAATTTAAATATTTATAGAATTATGAAAACAACAAGAAAAGAAATATATCGTATTTATGGCAAAGAAAATGTAATATTACTAGGATATTGCGAAATACAGTGTATACAGAATTGTCTTACAAAAGTTGGGCATACGGAATGTGTAGAAGGTTGGGCCGCTGATATATTGTATTATAATTACGATTTTAATCAACGAAAGAGAATGATTAAGCGTTTTGCATGTGAATTAAGTAAAGCAATAAACAATTAAACTAAAATAACGATGAGAACGTTTTTTGCACAAGTGGAAACAAGGTATCGGGCACTTAAAAACTGTCCGTTTACCCCAGCACGTGTTGCCAAGGTTTTTGGCGGTTATATGTGCTTTGAGAGTGAGGATGATTATAGAGTTTGGAAAAATCAAAAATAACACAATTATGAAAACAAATAAATTATCTTATAATGTAACAAAATTTTATGTAGAAAACAGAATAACCTACAAAATGAACGTGCGTATAAGTTTAGACGATTATAGCAAGAACGGTATATGCGATTGGAGCGTTACGGCTGATATCTACGAAAAACGTAAAAACGGCCGTTATGTCTGGTATTCTAGCGGATGTTGTCACGATGAAATTTTGAAGCATTTCCCGGAGTTTAAAACGTTTATTGACCTACATTTGTGCAACCATTACGGGCAACCTATGTACCCCGTTGACAATGGAGTATATCACCTTGTAGACAGCGACAAGGAATTAGTTATGTTAGCCGTTCTTGATGCCGGATTTTCTTCAAAAAATGCAATATATTACGATTTTAGGAATGAACTTACGTTTAATTGGAATGACTACGAAACAAAAATAACGCAAGAACAATTTGACAAATTTATGAAAAAAGTTGACAAAACAAAACTTTCTGAAAATATAACTTTTAAATTAAAATAACAATGAGAACAAAAAATAATTACCTGGTAGACTTTTCAAACGGATGGACCTACGTAGCTTCTGAAAGTTTAGTACAAGTAGCAAAAGACAAACATAGTGATATATACCTTAATTTCGCATACACCGATTACGGCGGATCATTTTTAGACAAGGTTATAATATCTTACTTTAAAAAATATTACCCGGAAAATATAGTACATGAAAAAACGTCCTGGAACGGTGAAAATACCTTCATTTTTGGAGAACCTGCAAAAGAGTTGTACGACTTTATAAAAAATGGTTATATACTAGGGTTTGATTGTTTAGAGCAATATTATACCGAAATGGAGTATAACATGATAACAGAAGAAGCGCAACGATATATTAATGATAACGGGCTAGGCAATGAGTTGCACGATATTGTTTGGGAATGGCTGATAGATAATAGTCGTGTAGAACCTAATTTTGTAGATTACTCAGAAGTTGAACTAAACGAATATTTGCAAAAATGATCGAAACATTAATACTATTAGGTTGCCTGTACTTATCTATACGGGTAACTGACTATATCGAAAAACAGAAACAAAACAATAACAATTAAAAACGTAACATTATGGAAAGAAGAAACGACATACCCAATTTGCTTGCAATGTATATACTTAACACAAGTGAGATATATAATATAACATCATGGCTGCAAAATTGTGTACTCAAAAAAATAAACAAAGGCATACATCCACAGGTAGAATACCTTGCCAATTGCAGCGCGATGAAAACTATAATCAGAGAAGCCGCCAAACTGTTATACAAGTACGATGGGATAATACCCACCAGACAGGAAAAACAGGAAGCGGCCAGGGAGCACGCAAAGTATATTCTTGACAGTGTGCAATACTCCATCCAAAAACGCCAATAGGGGGCGAAATAAAGCCATCTATTGAAAGATCTAAAACAATACCGATTATTCACCCATAAAAACCAAAACACTATGATACGAGTAATCATTGAGAACCCGAAAACAGGTAAAAGCTATATATGTAAGTCATATGGCAAAACAGTTACACCGATACACGACTTACTAGAACTAACTATCACGGAAACACCCCTAGACGGACGTACCAGATACGCAAAACAATTACCCGTATATAATGTAGACGTATTAGAGGAACTCACCTATTAATCAATCAAAAACAATATAATCATGATACAGTTTTCTATTAATAGCTTCAGTAATGGCCTGTCAGGCTACCCGTACAATTCGATTAAAGACGCAATAAAAGACGGTAGTTACTCCGTTTGGTGCAATCAAAAAATTAAACTAGCGTTTAGTTTTGGGAACGGCACGGAAAAAGATTTTAAAAGATATTGCAAAGACAATAAGTGTAAAATTGTGAGTGAAAATGAATTTTACAAAGAATTATATTATTTGCCGTTAAACGAACAAAAAACACACATTCAATTTATTCGGGAACAATTAAACCGTTACGAAATACGCTAAAAAACAATTACAGAAAGTAATATTTAAACGAATAGTATTATGAAAAAACAGAATATAGAAAAAGAATTATATCCTATCCTTGAAAACGAAAGTATTAAGATAGGAACGTTTAAAGCTAGTAGAAGCATTGACACATTGGATATTGTCAAGGAAAATATCAAGTTTTGGAAAAGCTATGACGGGCACAAGTTACCCGAAAAACAGGTTAAACGAGCGTATTATAACGGCACCAGGACACAAAACATAGTCAAACTGTACAGAGATACGCCCGAATTGATTAAGTTTGTAAGAGAGCACGCAAACGACTACGATACGTTGAAACAAAAAGACGTACCTAGCTGCATAACTATTGAGCGTGGGCGGAGTGAACGTTATTTTTCCGTATATATCGAAAAGTTTGGGAACGTGCGTTTTGATGAAGTGTTAAGAGTTTTCCCTTTATTACCAAAAGCATATTTGAACGAGTAATGAAAGTAATAAGAGTTTTAAAGAGAATACTAACCGACTCAGATATTATAGACCTGTACGGTATGTATTGTGATTTTTATAAAAATATACAATAATTTAGATAGCATTTTACGCAATTTGTTAGTTGCTGGAAACATTGTAACCGTATCATATGAACAAATGAGAGAGAGATACGCAAAGAACTGGGCTGATTTGTTAAGCCTGTCATTTAGGGAATTAAGATAAATAGGATTGCCCGGTATGGAGAACAACGAATAGAGCGATACTATTACCGGGAACTAATTAATAACTTAAAAACGAAAAGATATGAATATTATTACAGATAAGGCGAAAACTCCCGCAAAGCTACGTTATAGGGTGAGCAATAACAGCGGAACAATAAATAAGGAGTTCGGCAAAAATCAACAAGCGGCCTATGACTTTGCAAACGAGATGAAAGAAACGGCAACCATACGCGGATATTTTGTTTTTAAACATAGAGGGCAATGGCAAACGAATACGGTATTCATTGATCATGTATTTAAATAACCAACTATCCCGGCGTGGAGAACAACAAGCGGATCGCCACCGCCGCCGGGAACTATTTATTAACTTAAAAATAAAAAGACATGGAAAGTACATTCAAGTTGTTAGCTACTGACAGACAGGCGCAAATACTATTCAACAACTATTGCGTTAAACTGATGGAGTTCAAAGGGGATAAAGAAAGTTATCCAGAAATGAATATAAATAATGAAATAATTTACCCGTGGCGTGTTACATTACGGCATAAAGAAGAATTAGGCAAACTTCGTGGGGTGTATTCATTTGAAAAACTTGTAAGTATCATTTGATTTAAAAATAATCATTATGAAACGAATTGAAATTTTGGCTTTATTATCATTAAGTCTATCATCATGTAGTGAATACTTCGATAAACAACAAAGTAAGAATGAACTAAAGAAAAAGTATTCTTTCGCATTAAATTACTATGTTGAAAGATTGTCCGTTATTTGAATCATACAGAGATAGTATCAACAAGTACACAATACTTTCAAATGAACTTGATTACTAACTTAAAAACAAAAGAATATGGGAACGAGCAATCAGCTAAGTATTAAGCAAATTATTTGTTTTAACATTATAGCGGCTGAAAAAGTTGCCGGGAATATATGTCAAGGTCTTGCTGTTAAGCTAGGGAAAGCGTTTATATACGATAACCGTGATATTGATGTCAATGAAATCTCATACATTAGTCAACAATGTGAGATTGCGCTTCAAAATATATCCAAATTAGGTCTTACGGAAGCCAAGAACAATGAAATGAATAATATAATAGCTAAATATAATGGGAACGAACAATAAACAATCCATCCTGGAAGGACGGAAATGGGATGTGATAGAGAGTGTTGACGGATATTTTTCCGGGGAAAAGAACGGAGTTATCATACAAGGAACGACAATGAGTGATCTGTATGAAAAATGTAAATCTTTTGATATAGCTTCGGTTATGGAGAAGATTAATACGGGTGACAATCTGAACGACTGGGAAAAACGCTTAATAAAAGTTAATAAAAAGTTGTTGGCAAACCAATAAACTATATCTTTGCCATATGAGAAAGAAATACGTGGCATATTATAAGGGATATACAATAGAGGTCACAGAAGAAAAAGACTTCATGTACCGGATAATAAAAGGTGAACGGATGGTTCTCTTTGTAGATATGTTTTACAGGTCTACAACTGATGCGTTAAAGGGTGCAATGAGGTGGGTGTATAATAATGTTAGAAAGGAGTGAATTTATGCTTTTTGGAATTGTTTTTGCTATGATAATGAAGGCTATATGTGGAAATATGTTGGACGATTGATTATTGTCATTGTATGGCTTATTGTGTTACAGATTTTATCGGAATGTTAATTATGTGTGTATATGTATATGACTAAAGAAGAATTTAAATCAAAGAAAGAAATTATCAATTCAAAGATAAACGAATTGAATAATGAAATGGTAAAACTCAAAAAAGAGTATATCAAATCCAACATAAAGTATCCTATCGGAAGCAAGGTTTGTATCACCACCCCTGCATCAGTATATACGAGTTTGCATGATTTGACAGGTGTCACCGTTCCTGAAACAAAACAGTATGCCTATATTGTGGGTTATGATGTCAGTTACCTGTGCGATATCAAACCATTGTTTAAAAAGATAAACAAAGATGGAAGTGTATCTAAAGTAAACTTGTATGTTAATCTCGAAAATGTTGTAATAGAATTGGTACAAGGTCATGAAGAAGGTAGAAGTAGGAACCCTTGATAGTCACGAACTGTTTGAACACAGGGGTATAATCTATGAAGTATTATACAAGACGGATTATTGTGTTCGTTGCCAATACCCAAACGACAAATACCGTTATGGGGATATATGGGAATATTTATACACCGAATTTAGTTTGTGGACGAAAGTGAATAAGTTATGAAAACATTAGTTTTTGACGTAATGCTTGACGGGCGATTTGTACATACGTTCAGATACCAATATTGCCCATTGTTCCCGATAGACGAACAGGAACTAGAGAAGTTTGTTACCGACAGACTTCCTACATTAAAAGGAAAGGATTTTAAAATTGTATTTTGATTATGAAACAGACAGTAGAAGAAGCAGCAAAAGAATATTACGAAAGATATAAAATTCATTTGGCAAAAGACATATTTAGACCGAGAATAATAGACGTATTTAAATCTGGTGCAGAATGGCAGTCAAAACAATCGCCTTGGATAAGCGTTAAGGAACGGTTGCCGGAAGAGGATGGATATTACTTTGTTACTGATGGTGATGTTGTTGAGAAAGTTTATTTCTTTAAAAAATGGAATAAGTTTACATCAACTAGGGATTATCCTCACCTGTTCTACAATGAAGGCGTAATAAAAGCATGGTTTCCCATCCCGTCTTTCGACGATATACTAGAAGCCAACAAGGATGTACTTGAACGGATTAAAGAAAAAGGAGATTGATTATGGAAATAAAGAACGTAGGACAACTTAGAAAAATCATAGAGAACCTTCCCGATGATTTTGAAATAGAGATGCGTATCAGACGCAAATTGACGGATGAAGAATTGAAAAATTGCAGATACCCTTATCCTTACGATACAGAGTATTTAACTTTGGAATTTGACGATATAGGCGTTTCTGACAAAGTATTGTGTTTGGGTGTAACTTCTAATGAATGAACGGTATGAAAGTAAATAACGGAATAATAATAGATGGGGTGCTGCATGAAATGGTTGAACTGATTGATGCGTCCTGTATGAATTTTGATTGCAGTAAATGTTCATTGCGTAAGGAATGCAATGAGTGTGAGGTGAAGCATGAAACATATCTGTGCGATGTGATGGGTTGCTTCTTCTTTGTTAATCGTGGCAAAGTAACGGATATTAAGATAGATAAGGAGGAATAATTATGGGATTTACAACACCGTGTTTTATACGCAAAAATACACAGGAACTTCGGAGAGGGCTAGAAGAGTTGGGATATAAAATGCTTTTCCCAATAGAATACGACAATCTAGAATGTAGCGATAATTGGGTTAATGATATAAAATCGCTCAACGACTGTAATGGTTTTGATTGCGGAACGAACGAGGAACTTTTCCTGGCTATCGCTGCATTAAGGGATGATACAAATTATATGCAATGGTTTGTCTGTACAAGTGATTATAAAGAATTTGATGGTAAAGAGTGGAAAGTTGGAAACTTTGATTTAAATACATGTTCGGATGATTTTGACAACATACTTCCTAATTGGCGTAAGGCTACTGTAAATGAACTGATTGAACACTTTAAAACAAAGGAGGAATAATGAAAGCAAAGTATTTTAAAAAGATAAGAAGCCAAGTAAAGTGGTATAAGGTATCATATAGAGATAGTTTATTTTTTAGTTTTAGCGATGAGAAAGAAATATTGGCTAAATCTCCTGAAAATGCTTGTGTCAGATACCATAAACGTACTGGATGTTTTGTTAACAAATATAATCCCAATAATATTACACAATATAGTGAATCTCTTTCAAGGTTCAAGGTATGTATAGGTAAGAAAGTAATGTATTTCGATTAAATATGAAAGCAGAATGGAGCCTTGGTTTCACTGATGCGCTAATAAAGAAATTAAAAGGAGAATAAAATTATGACCGAAGAACTTGTAACATTAGAAACTGCGAAGTTGCTGAAAGAGAAAGGATTTAATGAGTATTGTAAAGATATTATTAAAGAGGACAATAATCGGATAATGCAATCTGTGTTCCGAACGAATAAGAATTTGCCAAAATTGTGTTATAGTCGTCCCGCTCAGTCCATTGCACAAAAGTGGCTACGTGAAACCAAGAACCTGCATATCGAAATATCCTATATGTATGAAAACTATTGGACGTATGATATACTGACAATTCCGAGGCATGACCTAATAGGATTGGAGGACAGGGTCTCTGTTCGTTACAACACCTACGAGGAAGCACTTGAAGCAGGATTACAGGAGGCATTAAAATTGATATAAAAATGAAAAAGATATATTTCAATGATAAATTTGGATTAACACGAGCGGTGTTGGACGGTCGTAAGACAATAACTAGACGAATTGTTCCATTTACATATTGTAAAGATAAAATTCATTTGTCTAGATATAAGGTTGGTGAAGTTGTTGCCATTGCGCAAAGCTATGAAACCGTTTACCATGAACAAGGATTGGAAACACTTGATATGTTAGTTAGTGGTTGGAAGTATAGCAAAGGTTGGCGTAATAAACTCTTTGTCTGCGCTGACTTCATGTCCCATCATATCCGAATTACCGATATTAAGGTTGAACGTTTACAGGACATTTCCGATGAAGATTGCTTGAAAGAATGGATATATGAAGATTCGGGTGATGATAAATATCCACCATCTATATTTTATGAATTTGAGGGAAACGAAGACGATGGATTTGATACACCCCGTGAAGCCTTTGCAGCCCTCATAGATAAAGTATCAGGCAAGGGAACATGGGAATCCAATCCTTATGTTTTCGTTTATGAATTTAAACTGATTGATTAACATATAGAGAGTAAATTTATGAATAATATTAATTTGAACGAACTACGGGATATAGCTTATAAGACAGCTTGTGAGCATGGTTTCCACGATAAAGAATTGAGTGATGAACACTTCCTTTGTCTTATCGTTGGAGAGCTTATGGAAGCTGTGGAAGCGGATAGGAAAGGGAAACGTGCCGACAGAGAATCTTTTAAATCTTCTTATGAGAATGAAGAACCGCACGATGATGTCATTTTCAAGTATTGTTTTGAAAAATATATCAAAGATACGATTTCAGACGAACTAAGCGATGCGGTTATACGTCTGCTTGACCTTGCAGGACTTCGAGGAATAAGCCTTGAATCTGCTAGTAATGATATTAACTCCGAATATATAGATGATATTGCCTGCATGTACAGCCAATTGAGTTTCACGGAAGCGATATATTCTATATTTATCAAACCAATTGTAGATTACAAATATCTTTCTACGATTATAAATGAGATTATATTTTTAATCTTTGCGTTTGCCAAACATCTTGACATAGATTTGCTATGGCATATTGAGCAGAAGATGAGATACAATGAACTAAGACCTAAGTTTCACGGAAAAAAATATTGATTATGAAAACAATTATATTTACAATCATATGTATTATCGCCCTATTATGGGTTGGAGATCTCACAATTACATTTAAGCCGTTTTCCATATCCCTTCCTGGTTGGCATAAGGCTTTAGGTATTATTCTGTTTGTATTTGCAATGGCGGTGTATAATATTGGAGAATACGCTAAGGGGTACAAGCATGGTTTTGATGATGGAGCAAAGGAGTGTCTTGAAGCGATTAAGGGAAATGGAAAGAATTGAGCACATAGCCACAATTGATTTCTGTTACTGGCGTTTGAAAATGCTCTGTCAACAACTTTCTAATACCAAGTCAAACATCGAAAGACTAGTCGATAAGGCTTGCGGTTATAACGAAACCGAAGAGATAAGGAAGGAGTGCATAACGCTTGTAGAGCAGATCATTGAAAGCAAGAAGCAAATCGGGGAAGATTTCACAAGAGATGAATGTGTTTTGAATAAATTGAAAATAAATGAACAGTTGTGACATTAACTTCCCGTTACTCCGTATATTTAACGGAGTAACGGGGCGATATGAACTTCTTATTGACGATGTATCCATAGATGCTTATGGACGTGTAAGAGATAGCAGTGGTTGTGTTGTAGAATGGTTTACAGGCGTGTTTGACATGAACGGAATACCATTGTTTGAAAACGACATAATCATGCCTGTAAAGGACGGGATAAGCCAATATAGACGTATCTGGAGAACGGTAGGTGGATTTATACTAAGCAGGAGTAATGACGTGAAAGGACTGTCCAAATTGGATATGCTTGGTGCGGACTATCTGGTAAACGAACGTGTGCAGCAATACATATCTGATGGTTGCATAAAGGTAGGATCTGCAACAATAGATCTTAGCCTGTTGAAAGGGAGAACGAAAGAAGATATTATTAGAAATTTAGCTAGAAGGGTCAGATGAAAGATAAAATGCTAGAGGAAAGTTTGAACAATTTCTACAGGACGTTTCTTATTTGGGTGATAAGATGTTATCCTATATTGTTCTGTCTTGCAATACTTGTCCATCAATGTGAAGTTATACACTCTGTTGACACAGGGGATATTATTGAGTATTATGATGGTGATACATTGGAGTACATTCAGTATGCTACTCCGTTTTCGGACAAGTACCTTACCATATTCTTTAACGCCAAACTGTTTAATGCAATATTGTTTTATGTGTTGTCAAAGGTATTTTTATTTTGTATATACCATAGAGTATTTGTCATTGAAATGTTTATATACGCAATACTGGATATTGTATTTAATAATGTGGTGTTTGAGGATGCACATTTGATTAATGCGATATACTATACATCAATTGGTTTTGTTACTGTTGGATTCTTTATTGCATTATACTTGCATCAAAGATATGGAGATAGGAAAGTGCACACGCATCAAACTATTAGTGATGGGTATAGGTGTTGTAATAAGTAATCTATTTTTTACCCATAGCTTGTGTTCCTCCCGTATTCTTCATGTTTATTTTGACCTTTATGGGAGATGCCTTTTTATTTGATGTTACTTTAGGTGATTTAACATTCACCCTAATCACTTTCTTTGCCATATATTACTCATTTTAATTGTTTTGCAAAAATAATGATTTTTTTGGTAGTATGAAAACTTTATGTACCTTTGCGGTGCGATAGTTTTTGGACTTTTTTGTTTTATAATGATAGCTGCTACCTAAAATATAAGCAGAGGTTTCTTCATACATTTTTCATAAGTCTAATGTATAACTGTTGCAAGTTGAAGAGATCTCTGCTTCTTTTTTTTATTTATGCGACAGATAAATGAAGAAAACTTAAATGACACAGGTGTTGTTTTAAGTACGGTAAATCCCTCCGAAATGGGTAAGATGTTTTCTTATAATGGAATAAATGTTAGGATGCGTAAGATGAATGGATATATCCTTGTATGTCTTACAGATTTTGCTAGGTTATTTCCTGATAAAAATCTATCCACTATTATAAATTCTAAGGAAATGACTGATTATGTAAATCGTTTGAGCGAAATAAAAAATTTTATTTCGACTGATTTACTGCAAATTATAAAGGGAGGAAATGTATCACAGCAAGGAACATGGGCACATCAAAAAATAGCTCTTAGGGTTGCTCAAAAATTATCCACTGATTTTGCTATTTGGGTAGATGACAAGATCGAAGAGCTTCTTACCACGGGGAATACTTCTATATCATCAAGACTTCCAAACTTCAACAATCCTGCCGAAGCTGCTAGGGCTTGGGCTGATGAATACGAAAGAAATCAAGTATTAACCTTGGAAAACAAAGAGGCAAAGCTACAATTAGAATTAAAGACGGAACAACTAGATGAATCCAAGGAATGGTACAGTATCAAAAGATGGTCAAAGGAAAACGGTGTAAATTGGAGAAAGATTAGCTGGAGAAAGATGAAAGTAATATCTTACGAGCTAGGTTACGAGGTGAAAAAGATTTTTGATGCTAACTATGGACAGGTCAATATATACAATGTAAATGTTTTTAAGGCATACTTTAACAAATGTGAATAAATAATATATATATTAAAACATTTGATATTATGTCATTTTATTGACTATATTTGCATCATGTTTGAGTGTAGAAGCAAGCATATTAATAAAAGTTTAGGGGGAAAGCGTTCCCCCGATTTTATTAACCATTAAGCGATAAGACAATGAAAAAGTTTTTAGAAATAATGATGATTGTATTCTGTCCTTATATTGTTATATACAGGCAGAAAAGGCAAATCAGATTATTGAAAAGCGATATGAATTACGCTAGTCAATTTTGGAGTATTGAAAGAGATCCAAAAAGCGTAGACTATGACTGGATTGTAAGAAACGCATTTCATGTTAAACCTATTTTTTCTTTATGTGCCAAAAACAAAAGACCATGATTCTACTAGAAATTTTTCAAAACTGCTTTATTGTAGGGTATGATGGAAAGAAAATACCCTTTGTAAAAGATAATTTCCTGTTTAGTGATACCGGGGAAAGATATATCTTGACCAACAAGGAAAACGGTGAGTAGGTTAGCCTACCGAAGCAATCGACAATAATAATTAAACATAATATTTTTCATGAAGGTATTGATTAGAAAGGATTCAAACGACATAAGATTTATACTTGAACGGTTAGGGTATACCGCTTCCGAAAAAGCGTTGGATGGATTTGGTGATGGCATCTTTGTAGACAAGTCAGATAATACTTTTCACGTAAAATCAGAGTGGGATGTTATTCGTATGTTTCTTGAAACAGTAGATTGCGGATATGATGAGAATATGTTTTTTGATTTTGTAGAAAACGACATAACGTCAATAATGCCAATGATGCTAGGTAAGTATAAATCTTTAATAAAAATTGGTGACTTTCCCGTCATTAATACATCTAGCATTAAAGATGTGTTATACCGTGAAGATAGAGAACATAACATCATAGAAGTTATTGTTGTTTCAGTGTATGGGTTAAAGTTGAAAAGCGTAAAGGATGTTGACTTTTCAGACCCTAATGCGGATACAATAATAGAGTATATGAAATCGTTGCATAAACAACTAAAAAAATATATAAAGCATGAAGTATAATTTTACCCCTATGGACAAATTCTACCAGATACTGGATTACTACGGTTTGTCTTACACGGAGATTAAGAAAAATCATATCCGTGTGTTTTATGGAAACAAGAAAATGTTTGATTATTATCCGCTTCGCATGAAGCTGTTTGATTACCATGAATGGCATCAGCTTACTTATCCGTTCGTGAAGGGCAAGGAAGATGAATGGGAAGTAGAACTTACCATGTTCATTAGCGGAGTGTTGGGAGATGATATGTTTAAAAAGTTTAAAAACGATTGATAAACTAGACAGTTATTTCGGATTACTATGATGATAAAAGTAGATATACCGGAACCGTTCATAGACGGTGACAATACGATGGTAAACATCACGTCCGATTCATTCTGTTATTCTAGTATTGATTCACGTTATGAAGGATTCCAGAGTTCCTACAAGGACGGGAATATGAATCAGAAGATACAGGGAAAACTAGAGATAATTGCGGACCAGTTTAAAGAACTTATAAAAATAATAGAAGATAATTGAAGATGGAAAGACATTTGTTAATACAGGAGTGTGAGAGAGAGGAAAAGATGAAGGAGTTGCGCAAGCAGCAGAACGATCTTATCAAGAAAGGACGTATGGTTGAGTGTTCTCGTGTAACAGCCAAGATAAAGGAGTTTCAGGAAGCATATATCAAGGCTTATCCTGACGGTAAATATGTAAGGGGCATGGATATTATCAAGAAGATGTCTGATGATGAGAAAATGGATTGGATGATGTATGTCAACGCCATTGCTTTTTGTGCTGATATTATCCACTCATCTTCCATTGAGTTGAATGAAATGCTAAAGAAAACACTCCCCGGATCTAGCCTTCAAATGTTTGAAACGCTTGAAAAGGTAGGTACTATGGCAAAGAATCAAATCCTATGGATGGATAACAATGTTGACGAGAAATACCAGGATGATTTTGCAAGATATGCCGATGAAATATCCGTGATGCTTTTATCATTTGTTAAAAATAAATTTTTATCGAGAAAATGACAAGGGAAGAGATACACAAAAATGTGCTGACAATAAGAAATTATTATTTCAGTATTCAGAATAAGATTGACAATGGATACAATGTTTCAGAATTGGATATAGATTCTAAAACGCACAACAAGATGATTGACAATACAATAAAATCAGCCTTTGAAGATCATAAAATGATTCTTGCTTTGGAAAAGTATAAGCTATGAAAAAGAAAGAAATAGACGAAGGATATATTGTAGGTGACTTTTATATTATTAAAAGCCCTATCAAAGAGGGATGGCTTCACATAGTGAATATAAAAACATCTTGGCAGATAAAGGTGATGATGGGAGCGAATACGGCAAAGTTCCTAAGCCTTCCCCAACAGGAAATATTTGACAGGATTAACGGAATATACATTCAATCCATGATGTCTTTATACGATTCAGAGTATGCCTTGAAAATAGCTAAAGATGCTGTGTCTTATATGTCTGAAAAGGCAAAAAAGACGGGAAGGGTGGAAAAGGTGGATAAGAATGAAAATGAAGATATTGAAAAGGTGAAGAAAGATGAGTTTATGATGAAGATAGCCACATCTTCCGATGAAGAAATCATGGATATGATCGTAAATGGAGAGATAAGTTATGAATATTTTAAGCAAGAACAGGAGGATTAATCATGCAAGACTATATTTCAGACTGGTTCATTCCGATGGATTTCGGTAATGATATGCCAGACGAAGAACCAAGTGGTGAGGATAATTTCAATTTTGATTAAGTTAATTTGTTTATATTCCTGCTAGATATGTGAATAAAGGGCGTAATCACTGGATGTGTTTCTTATTATGGATAAGTGTACAATATACATTGTAAGGGCTTGTTGATTTATGAATATTCAATCGGCAAGTTAATAATGATTGCTGGCACTGCCCAATTATTGTTTGTGGGTTCGATTCCCCTACGCCCTTCATAAATGGAACAGACATAACAATGGACATTTATATCATGAAAAAAGAAGCATACATAAATGAAAACACTCCCGAACTAAGGAATTGGCTAAAAGGACAAGGACTTATACCTGAAACATATCCTGATTGTTGCGATTACAATGGTCTTACTGCACCATACCCAAATTCATTTGGAGAAATGACAATGTATAAAGATGGTGTTAGGTATGAAGAGGATGATGATTTTGAGGAATTTATCATTTGTGAAAACGAAGAGATGTTTAAGAAAACCGTAATTAAATTATTAAATAGATAACATGGAAACAAAAGAAATTACTAAGACTGTTTACATTGCATATGATGGGAAAGAGTTTCTTTCAAAAGAGGATTGTGAAAAATATGAGTATTTTGCAAAAGAAATACTTTCACATATTAAGTATTTCTGTATCAGATGTAATCCTGACTTAACAGAAACAGGGAATTTTACACATAAGATATATGCGGCAGTATTCTCCAAACATTACTTTTATAAAGATATTGCTTTTGAGTGGGCATTACGTAAATTTGGTTATTTAGGAGAAAGTGTACAAGGATGGGGATTCCAACCTCGTTTTAGCGTAAGTGAAGTTTCTAAAGAAGAGTATGAAAAGTGCCCACCGACTGAATGGGGAGGCTCAAATTTAAAAAGTGATAAGATATTCCTCAGCCCTATATCGGTAGAAGAATTTCCTGAAAACATTGACTACATGAAACAATGGAATTTTAAATAAATATTTTTATGAAAACATTTTTTGAGTGTAAAATTCGCTACGAAAAAGTAGCAGAAAATGGGATGAATAAGAAAGTAAGTGAGCAATACCTGGTTGATGCGCTTAGCTTCACTGAGGCGGAAGCACGTATTATATCTGAAATGACACCGTTTATCAGTGGTGAGTTCACTGTTTCGGACATTAAACGCTCCAATTACAGCGAACTGTTCCCCTCTGAGGAAGATGCAGCCGACCGCTGGTTTAAATGCAAGCTGTATTACATCATGCTGGATGAAAATAGCGGAGCGGAGAAAAAGACTTCATGCTATATGCTTGTTCAGGCAGCCGATTTGAGAGATGCTGTAAAGAAACTTGACGAAGTAATGAAAGGCACAATGGCAGACTATGTGATTTCATCCATAGCCGAAACTGCCATCATGGATGTATATCCGTATGAAGCGGAAAATGATTCCTGCTTATCGGAATACCCAAGTGGACACAAGACGGAAGCTGTCATAGGCGGAAAGAGCGTCATTGTAGACAAAACGGGAAATTCAACTGTAGTTTTACCTGGTTAAATTGAATAAATATGTCAAACGAACAACAAAACCAAGTTCTCCATCATTGGAGAACTGGAAGCCAATCTGATTATGTGGGAGTAGAAATACTCCCTAACGGTCAGTCTATCATCGCTACAATATCCCATATCGTATGGGATGAGAATGCAAAGGTACAAGGTAGTAAGAAACCATCATGGATTGCTTACTTTAAAGAAACAAACCTTGTTCCTAAACCTATGCTGTTGAACAGTACGAACCGCAAACGTCTTACTAAGCTGGCTCAAACTGATTATCCTGAAACCATCCGTGATTTTCGTGTCATATTATGCAAGGAACTGACACGTGACCCAAGCGATGGAGGAAAGGTCTACGGATTGCGTATAGGGCGTGATGTTCCGCCACCACCACAGAAAGAGAAGATGACAGTGAACTCTGATAAATTCAAGGCTGCATTGGAAGCGTTGAAAAGTGGGAAATGCGACATTGGATACATCACGGCAAGCTATGATGTGGACGCGGAAGCTATGAAATTGTTTAACGAAGCGACTAAGAAATGATGGAAGCGGAAGAAAAAGAAAAATTATGGCTTATGAAGAGGTGTGGTAAAATCACCTCTTCCGCCATTGGAAAACTTATGGTTTCCGGGAGAAGGGAAATGACACCTTCCGAACTAGAGGTTGCAAAAAAACAGGGTGTGAAAAGAAAGACAGTTGATGTTCCTTTCGGAGATACAGCTATCTCTTATCTTTATCAGGTTGCAAGGGAAAGAAGGTTAAACAAACCATGCCGACATATATCCACTTCTGACATGGAATGGGGAAAGGATCATGAAAAAGACGCTATCGAGTGTTTTAACCATAACACGTTCTCTAGACTAATGTCTTGTGCGGATGATTTTGACGAAATTGTTTTTGTCGATAATATCTATGATGGATATGGCGATTCTCCCGATGGATATGGATTTGATGTCAATGGTAAATTATCTTATATAGCCGAAGTGAAATGCTTTACTTCTGAAAGTAAGATTGAATATTTGAGAGAAGCAACAAAGGAACAGGCGATAGAGGAATACTATTGGCAGCTAATGTCGCATTTTCTTTCCCATCCCGATGTAGATAAAATGTATTATATCGTATATGACGGCAAGTCAGATGATGATCCGTTTGATTTACGCCCAGTTAACGATCCGTCAAGACTTTTGTATTGGGAACTTGACAGATGCGATTATAAAGACGATATAGACAGGATGGAAGATAAGTTACAAATGGCTCTAGCTTATCTTTCATTCAACGAACGTGATGCAAAAAAATACCCAATAAGTAAAATTAATGACTACATTAATCAAGCACAACAAACCTAATCGTGGGGATGAAATAATCATCCCCTATCTTGCCATAGAAAACAATATCAACTTTATCATGCTTAATGGAGGTGTAGGTGACGTTGAACTTATGGACGGAACAAAATGTAAGTCAATAAGCTGCACTCCTATCAAATTTGATGATGCAGGAGATGATATATATCGTATATATGGCATAGGAAAAGAAGCATGGAAAATGGCATGGCTGAAAAGAGTACATACCATGAGTGACGAAATTGTAAAACTAAAGTTAGATTTCAATGCCAGCAATTAGCGAATTATGGATAGATTATCCAATATCTTACCGTGACGAAAAAGGAAGGTTCGTCAAAGGTCATAATTATGGATTCAAGAAAGGAAGGGAAGTGTCGGATGAGGAACGTGAAAAGAAAAGAGTTCTTATGAAGGAACTCATTAAAAAACGAAAGGAAAACGGTTCTTATCTCGGTCATAGGAACAATACAAGGGCTGTCATTGCGATAGAGGATGACACGAACAGATTCCTATGCTTTGAAGCCTGTTGTGACTGTGAGAGGAAATTAGGTATGCCACAACGTTCATGTAGTTCTTTCTGTAAGGGGAAAAACAGGCATAGATGGAGAAACTTTAAATTGTTTTACGAGGATGAATACGGATTACGTTGACGAATTTGAAAACTACGACAGGAAGTTAATCAAACTAAATAGTGACACTGCCATTTTGCTGCATATATTTAAGAAAAAGCCAAACCACCACTTCGAGGATTGGATGGTTCTTCAAGACAATGAGGAATACTTCAAAAAGGAATGTGTTCCTGATTACGAAGATGCCGCTAGGCAGTTTGTCAAGCAGTTTGAAGGAGAAGAGTGTATGGCTTTTGTGATTGCATTGAAAAACGAACTTGAAAGAATGATACAAGAAGATGAGTACAAACGAAATCAAGCTAAGGGATTACCAGGAGGTGGGGATAACCCGTCTGAGAAATGCCCTGACTAATCATAAGCACGTCATATTCTCTGCCTGTGTAAGTTACGGCAAAACGGTCATAATGAGTTTTATGGCTAAAGGTGCTGTTGAAAAGGGGAATAAGGTGCTTATCGTATCCCACAGATCTGAACTTATGACACAGACAGGGGGAACGTTGGAAAGAGTTGGCATACAGGCTGAATACATTTCCCCTAAGCACCGGAACATACCCAAAGGTCTAGTAGTGTCCGCAATGGCTCAAACTCTCCGTAGAAGGATTGAAAAGCCCGAATGGGTTGAATGGGTTAAGAGTGTATCTCTCTGCCTGATAGACGAAGCGCACTCGTCTGATGCGGATTATCTCTTTGAATCAGGTTTGCTTGATGATAAATATGTAGTAGGTCTTACAGGAACCCCGATGAGAAGTGGAAACCAAAGGCAGCTTGGCATGAACTATGAAGAAATTATAGAAACTGCCCAGATACAGGATATGATGGACCGGGGAAACATAACCAAGTTGAGAACGTTTACGGTTGATGCACCTGACTTGTCTAAGGTTAATACCGATTATCGTACAGGTGACTTCGATAGCAGGCAGATGGGGGCAGTGTTCAACAAGTCTGTACAGTACAAGGGGGTGATTGAAAACTATATGCGTATCTGCCCGATGAAAAAAGCAATCTGTTTTGATGCCACACAGGCAAATGCGATAAGGATGTGCGCTGAATTTAATGAAGCTGGCATCCCTGCAAAATTCCTCATATCAGGTATAGATAAGAATAAGCCGGATGAGTTGGCATTATATGAAAAATACAAGCATCTTACAGGAAACAGGGAACAGCTTATCAAGGATTTCCATGACGATAAATTCACCGTTATATGCAACAGTGGTATATTATCTACGGGATACGATGAAACAAGTATAGAGGTTTGCATATTAAACCGTGCCACACAATCCGTTCAGTTTTATATCCAGGCAACTGGCAGGGCTATACGGCTTCACCCAAACAAGACAGAAGCATTTCTCCTTGACTTCGGTGGTAACATATCACGGCTCGGAAAGTTTGAGAAAGAACGTAAATGGGCTTTATGGCATAACAAGGGAAAATGTGAAGGGATACAGGGAGTGAAGGAATGTAAACAGTGTGGTAAATATATTGCCATAACCGCTTCGGAATGTCCTTTCTGCGGATATGTATATCCAACCGAAAAGGAAATAAGGATGGCGGAACTGCAAGAACTGGTAGGAGATTTAAAGTTCGAGCAAATGACACCTACTCAATTTTTCCAGTATGCGGAACTTAAAGGATACAATACTTATTGGGCGATACGGCAGTTGTATATCAGAAATACGGAATCTGATTTTCGTAAAGCCATGAAAGAATGCGGATATTCCAGCAAGTTTATATGGGGTTATATTCAAAGAAACAAAAAATAACATTATGAAAAATAACTTTAATCCTTGGGAAGTATTTGATGAGATTGAATGTTCCCATAACCCGGAATATATTGTTTGCGTGTCACATCTTAGACATTACACGAATATTTTTGGCATAGACAAAAGGCTTATAGATTTTCTTGGAATGGAAAAGAATACAATCTTAGATATTGAAACATTTTGTTTTGGCGGAATGGACGTTTTCGGGATAAAAGAAAATTATGTTTCCGTAATAGAAGATTGTAAAAGACAAAGGGAAGCAAAGAAAGAAGCCTTGGCGAAAAACAGGAAATTGATAGCCATGCTAAAATTGAAACGTGAAAATATGTGCGGCGTAGGTACAAGAAAGGTGAAATTAATGCTTAATAAAAAGATAAAACAAGGAGATTTTACGGCTAAAATTTACCGTGTTGCATTGGAGATACAAGATTACAACATAAAGGCTAAAGACGCTCCATTTCCCTACTCGGGAAAGATGTACGCAAAGAAAGAAGATTTGATTGACAAACTTATCGAAATATATAACGAAAGTAAGTTATCTTTTGGGTGCTCAGAGGATAAAGGACAAAGAGTTTCTTTTATTGTGTATTTTGATCTTCCTTTAGGGAATCAAATCTCTTTTCACTCTACAGTAAAAAGGAGTATTCCTGTTTATGGTAAAGAATGGGATGGATTGGTAAACAGTACATTGGACAAGTTAGAAAAAGAAATAAAACAATACTTAAACATTTAATCATGGGAAAAAATTTACTTAACAGTGATGGTAAAATTGCCTTGTTTCATGAAGCTATAAGGCTCGACTTTAATCTGCCCAAATATGCCGTTATAGAGCAGAAAGATCCTAATCCAAGTGTAATGTCTTACGATTTCTTAAAACAATACATGGAAAGCAATGACAAGGAAGGAGTGGCGGAATTTAATCTTACCGTTTCACCGACAATGCTTGATTCTGTAAAAACAAACCAGGAGCACAAGCAAGTAAGACCCTACCTTCTTGACAGAAAACATAAGGAAAACTCATGGTTTAAAAAGATTAAGGATTATGTAGACGAATACAGAAGATCCAAGTTTGACGTAATACATTTCTTTTCTGAGGTGAAGATACAGACAGAGAACGAAATGAAGCAATACAGGGATAGGATAAAAGACTATATACTGATGCTAGGTTATGCTGAAAGATCAGGTCAATATGCCTTGAAAGAAAAACTGTTCCGAAATATGGTGATATGTAAATACGAAAGCATATTGTTCAGCAAAGGATTATACAAGGCTATATCAGAGGAAAATCTTATGAAGTTTGCAAAAGGATGCCTGAAAAATCTATGCCTTGATTATATTTCTGACTATACTAGAATCATACCATTTGACATAATTAGGAAAAAGACGGATATAGACAAATATGAAATATTCGATAACTATGTTATCCTCCATTATGACTTTGATAATAACGGAACAGATTTACCATCTGACAAGAAAAAAGAAGAGGTGGAAAAAAGAAAAGACCCTATTCTGTTTGGTGTTATTGCAGGAAGCAACAAACTATACTTCATCGGTGACTGGATTGACAAGTATTGCGATTTGCGGTTCGATGATGTGGTAAAACAATGCACGGACGATTTCTTGTCAGAAAACATTTCTTTGGATGATCTTGCAAAATAGCAATACAAAGCCTTGCAGAAACGGAGAGTATTGCTGCTGTCGCTGCAAGCATAGATACACGGTTATTGTAGATGGTTTGTTTGTTGGATACGTATGTTATATTCCTTGGTTTGAAAAACACGTTGCCATGAAGATAAGAAATAGCGGACATGACATGTGTGAAGGATTTGAGATGGTTGATAACAAACTTTAACCTTTTATTTTTCTCATATATCCCATTTCGTGATACCTTTGCCAAATACAATTTTTTTTTATTATGGCTGAGGAAAAACGGTCTGCGGAAGAAAAGAAAATGCAGAAAGATATAGTAGTTAGTTATAGGAACGAGAAGGAAGGTAAAGGATGCAGGGGGTTGCTTGTAGCATTCTTTTCCGAACTTCTCCATCCTGCTGTAAGTGGTAACAAGTCGGCTGAGTTCCGTGCTCTAGGAGCAAAAAAAAGTATGCCTGATCTTGCTTATATACATGACGGTAAGATATATGGCATAGAACTTAAAATGCCTGACAGTAACCATGACCGTAATCATATAATAGAACAGGCTGATGTGATGGCTACATATTTCTTTAGAGGATATTTTGTATGGTCTAAGGAAATGTTGTGGAATATACTTGACGCTATCGAGCGTGGTCAGCCTATAATGTCGAATACATTGCAGGTTAAGGATTACTGTTTACGTAACAGCACTACAAAAGTAAGTTTTGAAAAAATAATTAGAGAACTGTTTTAATGAAAGTTATATATAACAAAATAATACCATTCAAGGGGTACAAGTGTATAAATTTGTTTGGGGTTCTTTTCGTAAGAAAAGGATGTACGATGCGTGAAAGAGATTACAATCACGAAGCGATTCATACAAAACAAATGAAAGAGCTTTTGTATGTTCCGTTTTACATTTTGTATATTTTGGAATGGCTGTACAGGCTTACACAAAAAGGTAATGCGTATAAGAATGTATCGTTCGAGAAGGAAGCCTATGATAACGAGAACGACATGGATTACCTTAATAAAAGAGAATATTTTTCTTGGATTAAATACATTTAAATTGAGTAATTATGAATAAGATAGTTTTTGATAGAAAAGTTTTATATTCAATGTTAAACTCAGCCAAAGCCTGTCTTTCCGATACAGGTTTGACGATATTGAAATGTTTCCGTTTTAAATATATAGCATCAGAGAATGCGATAGAGGTTACTTCATACAACAACCTCAATGAGATGCGTTTGATTATTCCAGTTGTTGATTCAGACTGCAATGACGGGCAGGAGTTTGCAGTAGACGGGATAAGGCTTGTAAAGCTGCTAAAGACAGTAAAGGATTCCATTGTTACAGTAAAGATATATGATAAGGACGTAATATTCTCTTACAACGGCAGCGAAGCGTCTTTCTTTGCAGAAGATGTAGAATCTTATCCTGATATTAAAATGGGCAAGCGTGGTACCGGGATAAGGGTCAACGTTAACAGGAATGATCTGTATAGAGCATTAAAAAGAAACATTGGGTTTAATGATATCAGTGACGTTGTGACTAGCCTTAGTGGAGTGGGGATAAATTTTATTTGTTCCAATAATTGCATTGATATATGTTCATCCGATAAGATTGTATTTGTCAGAGATGTTGTAGAATGTCAGCCGGATATATCCAAGGACTTGTGCATAAATGTAATGCCTACATCGGTAAAGGAAGCGTTATCCTTTCTTGAAATGTTGTCAGAAGAAAATGTAACCGTTTCTGTATCTGATGATGAAAGGGTGATGTCTATATCTTATGGGGATTTCGGGTCTGTATTTAATTGTACGCTGATGGAGGTTAAGTTTGTAAACTACATACCATTGGTAAACAATATAAAATCAAACTTTAATTACTTTATAAAAGCAAGAACTAGCGACTTGATAGATTCCCTTTCAAGAATAAAGGTAATGTCAGATGTGTATAATATATCACATTTTGTTTGCAGGGAAGAAGATAATAAAATGGATATAACATACACAAATGATGCAGGATATAAAATTTCGGAAAATGTCGGAATTGAAGATCATTGTCAAGGGCGTTTGGATTGCAATCTGAATATTGAAAAAATGATTAACGCATTGAAGGTGTTCCCTGGGGATTATGTTACATTGGCATATACCGATCCTAAAAATAATGCTCCTATATGTATCATTAATGAAGAGAGAGATTATAAATTAATGGGCGTAGTAAACATTTTTAAGTGTTGCTAATTATTGTTTAACCTATCGAATATACAGTTTTATTATTTTTGCAACAAAAATATATAAGATATGGAAGATAAAGAAAAAACAATTCAGATTCTCGCTGAAACGATAGATAGGTTAAACAAGACTATAGAGTCACAGAACAGGCTTATTGAGGATTTAAAAAACAGACTTGAAACAATTCAGAATGAATATAGCCCTTCAATTATGACTGTAGGAGTATTGATAGAAAAGTTGAATAATACAAAGACAAGAAGTGGAAAAGTAAGATTTGAAGCATTATCAAAACATATAATGCCATATCTTACCAATCAGCTTTATGACGAGTATGATTTTAATGATGCCATTCCTACGTTCAAGGAAGTTCCATCTATTGAAAAGCCTGTAAATCGTGACATGATAGATGATATGATCAATGTTATAAAGTCAAAGAGAAAGATAAGCGAATCATCCCAAAAGGCATATCTTTTAATGCTTAAAAGAATATTGTCCGAATCAAAAGAGATGAGCAAATATATCAATGATTATATTATCTCACTGAACGTAAAATCTCCTTCAAATATATCTCTTACGGATGAAGAAATAGAATTATTCTGGAATGTCGAGCCGTTTAACGTTACAGAAAAAATAGTAAAGAAATTGTTTCTGATTCAATGCTATACTGCCATGAGATATTCCGATATTTTCAGATTGAAAGATTCTATGATGGAGGGAAATGTTATTTCGTATATATCAAAAAAGACAGGTAAGAACGTTGAGGTTCCTGTACCTTCCAAGATTATAGAAATGATAAAAGAGGTTAGATCGTTCGATAAATACAACATAGAATCTTCCTTAAAGACTACTATGAATGAAGTTCTACCAACTCTTGGATGTAGAGCAGGTATAAACAAGCAGGTATTTGTAAGACGGGCAAATGTACTTATGAAAGGCCCGAAGTACCAGTTCATCAAAACACATACAGGACGTAGAACAGCTATTACAAGATGGGCTAATATGGGAATACCAGAAGGAGAACTTAAATCTATGGCTGGTCATTCTGATATAAGAACCACGAACAGATATATTACTGCAAGCGTATCAAATAAAACTAAAAATATTTTAACGGATGGAAATTTTGGAGAATGTGCTGTCGATTGAAAAAATGAAACACCTGCAAGAACTTGGAGTGAATACAGGTAACGCATCAATGACTTGGATGTTATATCCTTATGAGGAAGGGAAACAACCACAATTATCTTTACGAGAGTGGAAAACTTTCAAGGAACCGTTCAGAAAAGAACATTGTATTCCTGCATTTACTTTTCTTGACATCTTGGAACTGTTACCAAAAGAGATAAAAACAGGAACGGATACTTATTGGATTACAATGTACTTTAGTGACAATTGTTGGCATATATGTTATTCCATGTCTGACGAGTTTGATTATTATCAAGAATTTTTATCTTATTCATTAATTGACGCATCTTATGAAATGCTATGTTGGTGCGTAGAGGAAAGATTGATACCATGAAGATAAAACGGAATAGAAATGAACGATATACTATTCAAAAAAATAAAAAGAGCAAACAGTAAATATTCTGAATACTTATTAGCTTGCGATAAAGTAGCTAAAGAAGCCCAAAAGCATATAAATTGGAACAATAACGTAGGTTGTGCCTATATGCCTGGTGACGGTCTTTGCATAGAGATTGAAGCCCATGTTTGCCCAGCTACAAGATTTTTTGAACTACCTGAGATTATCGGTAATGATATGATTGATGAATACACATATCGAATCAGTTGCATTTAATTTAAAAGGGAACATAAAGGAGGAAATATGACATTAGAGCAGATAGTAAAACAAAGTCAAGGGGAACAATATGTTTATCCCGATGTGTTTACAGATAAATGCGGTCTTGATATTATACTTTCCAATGATAAACTTCATGCCGTAAGGTCTTGGGGGTACACCAAAGGTAATCCCAAAAGGCGCGCTACGCTTGAAATTACGACATTCAGAGGCATTTCTTCCAACGCTATACATTATTACGGAAGGATAAGGATTCAAGGTGTAAATATGGAATGTGACGGAGAACCAGGACATGGTAAAATGATATTTGACAACAATATCCCATTGGCACATTATACCTATGAACTTGTGCTTAAACGTCCACTCACTAAGGAAGAAATAGACAAAGACCCGGAACGATGGGGGGATTACTACAATGAAGGCGATTTGACTAACTGTTTTAAAACAATAGAAGATGTCATTGAACTTGCAAAACAAGTCTTTCGGCTACGATTTACTGGTGAGTGGGATTTTTATGTAGAAAGCCCATATAACAAATATAGTGGTAGATTAGAAATTAACGTATAACAAGAAAGGAATGAGTAAAACAACAATTTATTATCTATTCCTAGTAGCAATGTATATGCTGCTAGGATAGATGGAAAGGAGAAATATGGATAAAGATAAATTCAACAAAGCAATAGAAATCAACTTTAAAATAGAGGAATACAAAAATCATAAGATGGCACTTGAAAATTCTAACATAAAATATGGTGGTGGATTGATATTTACATACAACAGGATGCACAATGATGTACCATTAAAGGAAGAAATTTTTGGTAAAAATTTCTTTCAGTTATATATGTATGCTTTGGATAGTAAGATAAAAGAATTACAAAAAGAGTTTGACGAATTATGATAAAGGAAGAAACCAAACAGACAGTAGAAGAAGCGGCAATAAGCTCACAATGCGAAATGGGCTGTCAAGATTGCCCTAATCATGCACAGGCATATGATGGATATTATAGTAGCAAAAATGTTAAATGTCCTTTTATATTAGGTGTCGAATGGCAGTCAAAGCAATCACCTTGGATAAGCGTTAATGAACGGTTGCCGGAAAATAACACAGTGGTTCTAACAAGAGGGGCTTATGGCTTCCTTATTTGCCAGCTTTCATCTTTGGGTGAATGGGAAACTGGAGCAAATGTTAATAAAGAAAGATTAGGCATTACCCATTGGATGCCCATTCCTTCTTTCGATGAAATACTCGAATCCAACAGGGATGTGCTAGAACGAATTAAAGAAAAAGGAGATTGATTATGGAAATAAAGAACGTAGGACAACTTAGAAAAATCATAGAGAACCTTCCCGATGATTTTGAAATAGAGATGCGTATCAGACGCAAATTGACGGATGAAGAATTGAAAAATTGCAGATACCCTTATCCTTACGATACAGAGTATTTAACTTTGGAATTTGATGATGTAGGCGTGTCTAGCAAAGTATTGTGCTTGGGTGTAACTTCTAATGAATGAACGTTAGTTCTATCGACTGGTATTATCCTGATAAGAACACTTGTACAGCGTTGAAAAGGATAGAGAATAGGCTTAAAGTTGAACTTCAGAAGCAAAAGGACGCAGGTAAGCAATTTCTATCAGATCAGGAAATAGACAGATTGATTGATAGCATACTGAAAGAAGAATAACTCTCAGAACAAGATAGATATGAAAGAATCAGATGATAAATACAGCAACCGCATTGCAGATGCTGAACAACTCACGAAAGATGTACAAGCTATTTATTCAGAAATTAAAGTTTTTGAAGATGCTTATAAAAAACAGATTGCTCCGTTTAAACAAAAAATTGCTCAATTGGAGGAATCTTTTCTGGATAAATGGTTAGTTGATTCAACAGGAATAACTGTTAGTAAAGGAATGGTTATTGAGAAGAATGAAAAGAGATTTAAGGTTCTTAACCGATATCAACAATGTCTATTTAGATATTTAGGTAATGCAAGAGTTTCAGTTTTACCTGAAGGTAAAAAGCGACCTCTTGATATTTTTTCCTCTGAATTAGTTGAATTTACTATTGTAGATAATGGCAAAAAAGATGAATAAGGAAGAATTTTTAAGCAAAAGATACGCCATTGATTTAAAGCTAAAAGAATTGAATGGAGAAAGGGAACAGATGGAAAAGGAATACATTGAATCCAACCAAGGATTTCCTGTTGGAAGCAAGGTCTGTATAACGGTCATGGCTCATAAAAGGAACAATGAAAGGATATTGGTTCCAGAAGCAAAGAAGTTAGCCTATATCGCAGATTATGAGATTGATGATAACGGAGATGTTGTTCCATCTTTAAGACAGTTGGATTACAATGGGGGTATGTCAGCAATACCTTTATTTGTTAATTTAAAGAAGGCTATAATTGAATTAGTGTAAATTAATATAGAAATGAATAAGATTAAGCTAAAAGGATTGTCCGATAAACGTTATGCAATGTCAGAATTGGTCGGTGATGCTTATCGGCTCAATTCTAACAAAATCTCCATTTTGGCGGCAACTGTTGAACTTTTGGCAAAAGGTACTCAACATCAAAAGGATGCAGAAGAAATAATAAAAGGGTGTTATCCCCAGTATTACAATGATTAATAACTGATAAGATATGAAGAAGATAAAGAAAGTAACCCGGAGAGCTTTTACTGAAAAGCAACTTGATATGTTAGAACAGTATCATTACCTATACAAGAAGCTATGGCGTATTGGTCTATCAGAGGATGAATCAGAATATTATGATTCACTTGCAGAGAAGATAAGAAAGTTTATTGTAATTGATTAATAACGGTATAGAAAGGAACTAATATGGGAAAGAATATCAAAGGTCTTGCTGGTTCAACCATCTTCACTCAAAAGATGGTTGAACAAATGAATGGCATAAACAAAAACAATAAAGGGAAAGCATCCCCAATTTATATACCAACTAAAAAACGGAAGTAATGGAAGCTAAATTTAGGATTGGAGAAAAAGTAAAAATAGCCAATCATCCAGATAAATCTAAGATTGGCAAAGAGGTTGAGATAATTAACCTCCATCATTCTAATTTTAATCCACAAAAGGGATATGTGGATGAATGGTTATACAATGTATGGGATGGTGCGAAATCTTTAGGATGGTCACCTGAGTGCGACTTGGTAATTAATAAACCTTCATAACCAATGATATATGAATAAAATAGAAAAACTGGCAGGACAATATAACGCTGCTTTTACTTGTTTGACAGTAATAGAAAGTGAATTGACCAAAGAATGTCAGAAGTACATTTCCTGGGATACCGTTCAGGTAAGCATTACTGGTGGCGGTGCTCCCATTGTAAAAGCAAGGAATGAGATAGATGCCGTTCCTTTGGAAGATTTTGTTGACTATGTGAATAAACATGGTAATATGTCAGAATCTGCCTACGGACATTTGGCTTGTATTTGATTAAAAAACATAAAATTATGGCTATCATAGGAATTGACTTTGACGGAACAGTCGTGACACATGACTTTCCCAAAATCGGCAAGGATATAGGTGCTGTGCCTATATTAAAAAGATTGGTTGAGAACGGACATAAACTTATTCTGTTTACCATGAGAAGTGATATTGATGAGGTGACTTCCGATGATTACAACATACACAAACAGGGAGGAAAGTATTTGTCGGAAGCCGTAAAATGGTTTATGGACAACAATATACCCCTGTTCGGTATAAACGAGAATCCCGAACAGCACACATGGACTACATCACCCAAACCTTATTGTCACATATACATTGATGATGCAGCATTGGGATGTCCGTTGAAATATAATGTAAACCTGTCAAACAGACCGTTTGTTGATTGGATGGAAGTAGAAAACACTCTTATAAAAAGAAAACTTATATGAAAGTAGGATTGATTGATGCGGATTTATTAGATAACGGAACCACATTCCCCAATCTTGCCATAATGAAAATGTCCATGTTCCTTAAATCAAAAGGTATCCATACGGAATTATTGATGGATGGAAACAATATTGATTCCTATGATGTTATTACCGTATCAAAGGTGTTTACATCCACAAACGAACCAAGTTTCATACATGGATATAAGGGAAGTGTGATGTATGGGGGAACGGAATGGTATATGGGAAATGCTCATGATAACAGCTTCAATGATATAAGATATAAGGATTTGCACGATCTTCCTAACACAAAACTGTTTAACGGTTTGTTATGGGGAACACAGATGCCCGATTATCATATCTATGATTCCTTTATTGAAACAATAAGGGGGAATGGTAAATTGAAGGCGTATCATTCGTCTTATACCGATTTTTCCATAGGATTCCTTACAAGGGGGTGTTTCAGAAAATGCCCGTTTTGCGTAAACAGAAACGAAAGCAAGGTATTCAAATATTCGGAATTATCCAATTTCCTGGACAGTGACAGAAAGGTGATATCACTTCTTGATGATAATTTCCTTGGATATGCAGGATGGGAGGATGATCTTACAGAGTTGCAAGCAACCGGGAAACAGTTTCAGTTCAAACAGGGTCTTGACATAAGGCTTCTTACTCCTAACAGGGCTTCAATGTTATCCAAAAGCAAATATTACGGTGACTTTATATTTGCATTTGACAATATAAAGGACAAGGATGTTATTTCAAGAAAACTTGATTTATGGAGAAGCATTACGGACAAGTCAACCAAACTTTATCTGTTTTGCGGATTTGAAATCGGTACAAGCAGAGAGTTGCTAATAAAAGATATCCTTGAACTGTTTGAAAGGATAGAGATACTTATGAGATATAAATGTCTTGGATATGTCATGAGATACAAGGATTACGCTCTTCATCCCATGTCAAACATATATGTGCAGATTGCAAGATGGGTAAACCAGCCTAGTTTCTATAAGAAAATGTCATTTAGGCAATTTTGCGAACTTAACCAAAAGGGAGTACAGAAAGAATGTATGTCCATGAGAACATTAAAATCCATGTATGACGAATTTCCTGAATACAGGAGTAGACTTGACCATTATTTTAACATGAAATATGAACAATTTTAAATTATATATCGCCCGTGACGAAGGCAAATGGGATGAAGATGTACAAAAGGCAGGAGAACTGAATCTGTTCTATGATACCCCAGAACTTCTGTTTGACATAGACAAACGAATATCATATTGGGGTAATGCTCGCAAGATAGCGAATATTTCCTCTTACATGTATCCGCAAGTCAAGGATAAAGAGTGTTATGTTTTCAAAAATCTTGAATTATACCAAAGTTTTAACTGATAATAGAGAGAGGATAGGGAATTTCCCTATCTTCTCTTTTCATATTTTCTTTTCATTTTTCTTCTTTCCACCCGTGTCATTCCCATGCTTTGAGCAATACCGAACAGTATTTCCTTTTCTGAATCGTTAAGCATATCATATACTTCTTCTTTACTCTTTCCGCTAATCATAGCCATAAAAATCTTTTTCATAATGATTTATTTTAGTTTTTTCTTACAACAATCGCAAATCTCGTCTTTTATAGGTTTTGTAAATAAAGCACCTACATATCCTGCAAGGTATCCGGCTTCTTCTGATGAAGGCTTTATGCCGTAATAGTCAATTACATGACCAATCATGTGTTGTTTTTCATGCTCCAGTGTATTCATAAATTCTTCATCAGATGTACTGTGACTGATAATAATTACAGTACACTTGTCATTTGAATATGTGACACCGTAATTATACTTTTCAGTCTTTATCTTCTCCGTTATTCTGTTTAACAAATGAAAAGGACAGCCAATATATTCCAGTCTGTATATCGCTCTTAAATAAGAGTATTTATCCACAGAATAGAATACATCAACCGTCCAATCATATTCCTCAATGTATAGTCTTTGGCGTACCATAACAATCAGATATAATCCTCCCAAGAGAAAGGTGTTCCACAGGCTATACACTTTGCGTAATACTCGTCAAGAGCACGGGTGGGGCTTCCGTCAACATCGTCAAGATAGTCTTTTACAAACATACAGGCATATTGCTCATTGACTATGGATGAACCCATATAGTCGGCACGTACCATATTCAATACATAAACCTTGTTGTATTCCACATCATTCTTCAACTCAACATTGAATTGTTTCATCAATGCTTCTACTTGATCTTTGTCATACGGGTGTATTTTGTTTCCGTTCCTGTCTTTCATTTTGGAAACGGCATATTCACATAATTTCTTAGAGAAGTTCCATCCATGTTCTGCAAGATATTTTTCCATTCCCGAAGGAAGTTTCTCATATACATCTAATCTCGTTCTTTCCATAGCTTTTGTTTTTAAAAAGATAGCCCGTAGCAAACCACTACGGGCTTAAACCAATTTAATTAGCGTCTACGTCTAGCGTAAGGACCAGTACCTTTGACCCCTCGTCTTTCTCCGTACTCATCATCATCATCCCAAATACGCCCGTCATCGTCCATTCTTCTACGCATTCCACGCTCACCGTAACGTCCATCCATTTCTTCCATAGCGTCACGATAACCTTCTTTATACGCTTTTTCTAATTCCCGGTCCATATCTTCACCTTCAAAGCTACGGCCCATTCCATATACTTTCCAACCCATAGTGTTTATTTTTTATTGTTGTTATTATTATTGTTTACATGTTGCACGTCAGGCAATTTGATACCAGAAGCAGCAAGTTGTGCAAGTATATCCTTTATCTGTGACAATTCACCTTTAAGTTCCTTCATCTCCTTGTCCTGCTGTGCCTTTTCGGCAAATGCAGGATTCAACGCTGTAAGCATCTCATCGCAGCTTTTGATTACTTTCTGATGGTATTCCACAGATTCCACAACCCTTACACTACTTATTTTCATTGCTTCTATCTCAGCATTGATGGCATCCTTGCTTTCCGATACAACCACATTCCCGCCTACTTGGGAAAAGTCTGCTATACTAAGATTGGCTGGCAACTTTTGAAAATCAAGAGTATCATCTCCAACCTTAACTTTCACATCCACAACCATTTCATTTTGCGGAAGAGGATATGCTGTATATCCGTTCTGATATTTAGGAACAGGATTTGAAACACTTACCACAGTGCCCACATCACATCTTGGGTTTTCCCCTTTATGCAATATGAAAAACTGCTGTCCTTGTCGTATTGATTGAAACATACTTATTCTAACTTTTTAATATCATTTTACAGTGCTTCTAGCCTGTGCGGCAGCAGCAGGTGCAACGATATGATTAACTACTTGAAATATCCCATTACATTTGTCGTAATAGACAAAGTATTTATTGCCTTGTGAAATTTCACTAGACGGAATCTGATCTCCCGAACCGTTTACCAAAGGAACCTTGCTTGTGGATGTTGATGTGGTATTTGTCAATGTGGTAGCTACAGAAACAAGATACGCATCAGACCCAGCAGCAGGAACATGATTTACGCTTAAAAGCAAAATACCTTGATTTGGCAATCGTCTGAACAGACACGGGTTAATACCATAGATAACCTCTGAATTTGTTGTATCTGTCGTTACAGAAGATGTCCGAACAAACGGTATCCCTCCAAAGTCAAGTCTATGTACCCCTCTGAAACGGTTAGCGTTATATCCCATCATATAAGGATTAAAAAAATAACTCATAACTTTTCCCTTTCTTTAAAATTTTACTATTTTTGCATCGGGATAGATAGGAGTGATCAGCCTATTGAAAAGGGTTCGCTAACGCCCTTCCCTCTTTTTTCTATGTTAGCATCACTAAAACTAGTTAGCAATGACAAACGAAGAATTTATTAAGAGCATCTCCTTGGAAGGAGAAATTTGGAAGGACGTAATCGGATATGAAGGATTATATATGGTTTCTTCATTTGGAAGAGTGATTTCACTAGAGAGAAAAGTTTCAAATGGGAAATCATTTAGAATCGTTCCTTTTTCTATTAAGAAACCTAATATAATCAATGACAGTCAAAATTATAAAAGGTTTGAATATCACTTATATAAAAACCATAGAGAAAGAAAGGCTATAACAGCTCATCGTCTTGTAGCCACTGCCTTTATTCCTAATCCAAATAATTATCCTTCAATAGACCATATAGATGCGAATCCATTAAATAACAATGTATCCAATTTGCGATGGTGTGATAACATCATTAATATGAATAACCCTATTACAAGGGAAAGACTTTCTGCATCTAAAAAGGGGAAATTAAATACTAATAAAAGTAAACCTGTTGTTCAACTAAAAGATGGACTTGTTATTGCCAAATATCCTTCCACAATGGAAACAAAACGAAATGGATATACACAAGGATCTGTTAGTGCTTGTTGTAGAGGAAAACTTAAAAATCATAAAAAATTCCAATGGATGTTTTTATCCGATTACGAAGCCCAATTCAATAAGTCAAAGAACTCTTAACTACACTTTAGCAATTGCAACCACAGTTGTCACCAGCAGCATAACCTGCACCAAAACCAGCCATGAACGGATAACCATATCCACAACCGCAATTTGGATTAGGCACTATATAGGATGGAACCGGGCACGGAGCCTTAAGTTGGCCAACTATATTTGCAGTCTGGGCCTGTTGAGAAGCAGCCAGAGCCAAATTGCTGTTTTCCTGACGTAACTGCTGAATTTCACGTTGCATTTCTCTCTTTTCTAACTCGCAGAATCCACTTTGGATGATTTGAGTTTGAGCGTCTATCTTACTTGACAAGATGTTAAACTGAGTGTTTGTGTTGCTTGTCAAAGTATTGGTCTGCTCTACAGTAGCCAAACGGCTATCACATCCTTGGCGTTCAATAGCTGTACGGATATCGCAGCAGCAAGAAGCAAGCTGAGAACCGATAGCTGCACTATTGGACTGAATTGAGTTGATGATCTGTTGAGAGGAAAGACCTACCTGGTTACCAACTTGCTGAATCTGTCCTTGAATCTGACAGATAGCATTTTGCAACTGTTGAGTAGAGCAGTTCAAAGAACTAGCCAACTGGTTGATAGCTGTTCCGTTTCCTTGAATAGCGTTCATCAACAATTCACGTCCTGCTTCATTGTTCAATTGAGCAGGGATTCCGTTTGCTCCATTGCCAAACCCGTTACCGAATCCGTTACCACCCCACAGGAAGAAGAGCAGGATAATCCAGATCCAATAGCAACCAGCACCACCCCAAGCGTCTTGATTTCTGTTACCATTCATCAAGGCTGCTACAAGATTGGGGTCTAATCCTTTATTCTGCAACAGTGCAGGAATCATTGACATAATACCTGCGCTTTCTCCAGCGGCAGGATTGTCGAACATAAAAATTTTGTCTGAACCCATAATATTGTAATTTAATGTGTGTGTATTATAACTCCCGTAAAGACTGTGCACTCATCTTTACGAAAGTAAATTCACAACATGGGTGGTCTAAACAAAAATAAAAATTTCGTAGTATAACTTATTGTGTTTCAGATAGTTTAAACTTGTTAAAATAAGTTATTTTCTTGTATGTTGCTTTTCCTATTCGTATATTAGCGCAATAATTTTAAAATAGAGGAATTGAAGATGAAAGAATTAAAAAAATGGAATAATAATCCAATAAAGATTACGTATTTAATACCTAGTGGAAACAAGTACGCTTATATAAAATTAGGTGACACTGTTGATCTGATGAACGGAACATATAAAATAACCGCTTTGGATAATGAAGAAAACATTTTCCAAGCGGTTAATATGGAGAATAAAGATGATTGTGTTATAATGTATGCGTATGAGGTTGTATAATTTCCCTAGCTTTTAGTCTTGTATTTGCCCCTTGACTTCTTTGGACGTATAAGCCCGTTGTTTTTAAGAGCATCCAATGTTTCTTTCAAATAAACGGGTTTTGTCATTCCTTGTACTCTAACGGGAGATAATAACGGTTGTACGGGATGAAATTTAGTACCTTTGTATGTAAGCCTTGCAAACTCGGTATCACTCACATCAAGATACTTTATGGCATTTTCTCTATCAAAATAAGACGGTATGATAGTTGATTTGTTTATTGCGTCAGTAAGGAAGTTGAACTGTTCCGCATCAACATTCGAGTTTCCGCTTTTCAATGCTAGAGATATCCCGTCAAGTAAGGAAGCTAATATAGTGTTATAATTCATGCCCATGACTTACTCGATAGATGATATGTTTGCTGTTCCCGTAACACTCACCTTGCTTCCTGGTGTGACTGAAAAATATTCCACCGTTCCTGCCGGGAGAAGCATTCCTGTTGGTGCTATTCTGCTTGATCTGCTTTTCGTTTCCTGTACCAATGAGATACGGCATCCATCCGATGTTGCTACTCTTATAAGGTTTGACAATGCTGTGTATTCATTGTCGGTAACATCTTCGGATGCTGATATTCTTGCAGCTACGATACCTTTTAACGCTTCATCCTTTGAAGCGTTTTTGGTGGAGAAATATCCACCTATCTGTTGTTTGTCATTGTTTTCCATATCCTTTTAAGTAAGATTGTTTCACACTTTCGGCAAACTCGTTCAGCTTTACATAATCTGGGTCAAGTTTGTTTAAAATACCTTTTCTGAGAGCCGCTTCTTCCTCACCGTTTGGAAATTCATCCTTTATGGCGGCATCTACCGTTTTGTCGTATGATACAGGGTTCTTTACACGCTGTACATCGGCTTTCCACTTTTTGACGAACTTTTCCTGTACAATATTTCCCATATCGTCCGTTTCGGGTTCGTCAACTTGTTCAATGTTTAAATGAACATTGCTATATCCAGTGCCTAAATCAAAGATAAAGGCAGGCTTCTCGTCAAAAATCAAACCTCTTTCCATAGTTTAAATATCTAATGTTCCATCAAAATAATAACCCCTATTGAATTTTATGACAACATCTTCCAAAGGTAAAAGACTTTTGTCTACTTGGGAAAGGAATGCTCCTAATGTTTCGTATCCGCCTTTCACAAAGCATTTTTCTCCTTTGAACAGTATCTGCATTCTTACCCATGTACTATTGTCCTTCTTTGTAGATGGTCTTACATCAAAATCAAGAATGTCTATATGCTCATCGACAAGTTTGTCTATCTTTACATCCTTTCCGTCAAACTTTCTTGACACTCTTATATTTAAGTCACTAATCTTTGTCATGTGGCTATTATTATTAACTAAAACTTTATTAATTAAGTTTTTAGAATCACAGTGCATCAACATACCCATATAACTCGTAATTGATTTTGGGTTATTACGTTTTGACGCAAAGTTTTTCTTTATTCTCTTTCTTATTTTGGTATGACCGGGAGTAAAGACGAATCCACCGAAATCTATTCCTTCTGAAACGGGGAATATCCTGTAATTTTTCTTCATCTCCAGTTTCTTTTCATACCACAGGTAATTTCTTATCCTCCACAGCCATTCATGCAACTGTTTCTTGTCGTGGGATAATATCACCATATCATCGGCAAATCTGAAATAATGCTTTACTTTGAACTGCTCCTTTATAACATGATCCAAAGACCTTAATACCAAATGGCTTCCTATCTGAGCGTCAGGATTGCCAATAGCCAGATCTTTGTTGCTGTAATTAAGCGTATTCATAAGCCATAACGTATCCCTGTCTTTCAAGTCTTTGCTATATGCCTTCTTGTAAACGCTGTGTCTTACGGACGGATAAAACTTCTTAATATCCATTTTCAAAACGTATATTTTTCCGTTTTTGTCCATTTCAAGCAATGTCCGTTTCATCTTTCTCACAAGGGAGTGCTTTTTAACCTTACTTGTAATACCCCTTTTGGGCAGACAGTTATATGAATCAAGTGTAAGGCTTTTTGTCCATCTGTCCATCATGGGTATCAAAAGGCTGTGCTGGATAATCCTGTCCGGATAAAACGGGAGTTTGTGTATCTCCCTTACCTTTCCTGCATCAGTCACTTTCTCTATCACCTCATACTTGCTTACATGGTATGATTTGTCTTTGAGCATCTGATAAACATTCTGATGATATTCATCCTTATGTTTCTCATAATCCCTCACACCCCTGTGATTTCTCTTTCCTTTCTTTGCCTTTTCAGCAGCAGAGATAATATTATCCATACTGCCTATCGTTTCAAAAATATTATTCAATCTTTTCATCTTACGTGCTTTTCTTTGTCCGTTGAGCCAAAGATAACTAACTTTCCATATACCTACAACTGTAAATGTACTAATAAGTTCCCATCCTCAAACAATGGGTTGTCTTGACATTTTTCATCTTCCTGACGAGGCTTCTGTATAGCAGTAATTTTTTTAGCACGTTAGCTGCCACCGATGTTCGTGTTCGCGTTCGAAGGATCATGGTTCAAATTACCATTCCGCAGAGAACAATTGTCGTTGTTCGACTTACCACCAAAGTAAACACCACCATTCTACAGACCGCCTTTTTTCAACTAACCGCCTTTGACAGACTTATTTAACTTTGCTGACGCATTTGGTTAGATTTTTAATTATGCAAACTTAAACATTATTAATATATTTTGCAAGTTTTGGGAGGGGGATTTTTCACTTCGTGAAAAATTAGGGTTGGGTTATTGTACAACGAAAGCCGCCACCGATGTTCGTGTTCGCGTTCGAAGGATCATGGTTCAAATTACCATTCCGCAGAGAACAATTGTCGTTGTTCGACTTACCACCAAAGTAAACACCACGCCTTCCAATCTTACCCGAACCTGCATTTCCCGTAAACCAGTTGTAATGACATTCCCCCGTGTGAAGATTGCTTCCATTGACCTCTCCAATGAGCGAGTTCTCAAAGTTCTTCGTTATGTATCCTTCACCTCTAGCCATAGAACCGACAAAATCATACGTATTCTCAAATCCATAAGATTCCCCTGGATTCTTATCTGCGGCTACATTGTCTGTAGTCAGATTGTTTACGTCATAGGTCTGATAAATATCTATGGACGTAGAATCGTGCATGACACAATCTATCCCACTGTACCACATCCATATATCTCCCCAACCGGCAATACGTCCGCGAATGATAGGTTGCGTGAAGCATATTTCTATTTCACGGTCTGTCACTGCCGCATTATCCGGGATACTCCATCCGCTGGTAACAGTTGCAGTGACAAACTTGGCTACGATACCCGACATCTCCCCGTCAGCCAATCCGTTATGACCTTGGAAGTTGTAGTATTTGTATTTTGTGCTTTCATATTCAAACTCGGTGTCGGGAGAGACATTGTGTTCCTTTGCGTATGACATGGCAAGCTGTGCTTCAAACATCTTCATGCAAGGACGGTAGTTGTTTATGAGTTGTGAAAAATTGTAAGCAGTTCCTGTTTCTGATGCTTTAAATCCTTGCCCGTTCAACTTGTAATACACATAGGTCTGACCGTCCGCCTTCTTGAACCTGACGCCTGTCATTTTTCCCCAGCTTGACGCATCGGGGGCTGAATCGTTGGATGATATTCCTTTTCCGCAAACAGACTGTGAGTGCAGGTCTTTTGTCCTGAACTTAATGAACAGAAGCGTGCACCATACTTCAAGGTCAAGGGCGAACGCATTGGCGTAAGGATAGTTCTTTGTCGTATCTCCATTTTTGTTTCTAGCATACTTCTCAAAATCAAAACGTGATTCACTTGTTGTAGGCCACCCGTTTCCTTCCATTATGTTTACACCTAGATTTCCTGCTGACGCTGAACCCTGTATTGTATAGTCTATAATAGATCTCTGCTTTCCTTCCTTTATTGTAGAATAACCGATACTCATTCCGAACGGTTTTATCTCTATGGCCGTATCGTCACCGTATGTAAATGGAGCATCACCGACAAGCCTTCTTTCATACGTATCATCCGTTCCTCCGTTAATTACCCAGAAAGATTTGGTATTTACAAGCATAATATCGCTTCCATCATCTTCTACTTGTCCTTCTATTTCGGGCGCATAAGTTGAAGAACTAGTTATTACAATATTTGACGGGCTACCATCAGCCATTTTGAAGAAATTGGTCTGGTCAAGAAATCCGACCACCTTACCGTCCTTTACCTTTGCCACACGGAAAGAGTTGAGGATAGGATGTGATGACTTGAACTCTTCCTTTCCTATCCATGTCTGAAATACAGGGTCTATCTGTCCTCTTCTCATCTCCACTCCATACATATTACCCTGCTGCATCTTTATCTGTTCGAGAAGCGTTTTGTAGTCATTGGTAAAGTCGTTTGTGGATAACGCCTTACCGTCCACCTTGTCCACTTTCTTGTCAAGGGCTGATCTCTGTGCGGTGGATACGGGCTTTTCGGCATCGGACGTATTGTCCACATTTGACAGACCTATATTGTCTTTCGTTATATTGACATTGCCCGTCCTGTAAGACTGTTCGGCATTACCTTTCACACCTATGACGGTATTCTTCTGTGCGCCTTTCTCTATCCCGTCAAGTTTATCTTTCAACTGGGTAGTAAAGTTATTGTCGGTATGCACATAGTTTTCGTCCTTTACCATGCCCTGTCTTATCTTGGACACCGTGACGGATTTGTTCTGTTTAGGGCTTCCCGTCACACATGGTATCATCTCTTCTCCCGTAGCGGTTTCAACGGGAGGCATCTGTGAAATTTTAAGATTATCTTCCATTTTTTTATTCCGTTAATATTAAACCATCGTTTTCAAGCAATATGCTGTATCCATTTTCAGTGATTACGGTATTCCGAAGAACCTCTAGCGTTATCCTTGAATCAGCAAACTTCCATGAATTGTCAGAAAACGGCATATACCCGTCTTTCTTTACAGACAGCGACATCGTGCTATTTGCCATACCCCGTACTTTTACTGTACCGTCAGACAACGTTTTGTATTGTACACCTCCCACCGTGACCGTTGCGTCCTGTATGGGTGAGCCTGATACGTCCACCACCGTTATCGTTACGATAGCCTTCGGTATATAGTAGTCAATCAAATCCTGTTCGGTGAATCCGTCATTCTGTTTGGTGGGAACGGAATCGAAACCGATGGAACCGTAGAAAGCCATATTCATATAAGATGAACCATAGCTATTAAAAAACATTATGCTGTTATTACCACCATCAGTAGGATTAACGATTGTTACTATTTGCTTTTTATTTAGCAAATTATTTGGAACCTCAGCTTCATTTAATATACCATCCAAATAAGTTACACCACCTGTATTTCTAAAATTGTAGGCTGTAATGTTAGATTGTCCGTATATAGAAAAGCTGTCTTGAGCATACCAAGTCTTATATAACCTCAATGGATTTGCTGTCATAAACAACACCTTAACGCCCTGTTGCAAGTTCTGCACCTGCCCGTAATCATCCACTCCATCAGTTACTAGGGCATTAGGGTAGACTTCCTTTAATTCAATAATTACATCTGTATTAGGGTTGCTATAATCATCCGCATATAATTTAAATCCATATGGCACAGCCACATCACCCGAACCAAATTCATATTCTCCATCTTCATATATAGACTTGTCCGATGGAGCCACATCACCCGAACCAAATTCAAGTCTGTAACCACTTTTCATCCCCGTAACAGTAGCTTTAAATTTAACCTTAACTAAACCTGTAGCAGTGTACAATCCACTACTGGAGCCTTTAAGCATGGGGTTATATGTGTGGTTATTTATAATGTTTCCATGTTGAGGTGATGAAATCCATATAGAATTATCGGAGAAATTAGTTTCATACCCTCCCACACCGCTCATTGCAGCAAATAGGAAATTGTTCAATTTAAGCGGTCTGTTGTTTCCACTGAAATCCTGCAAGTAGGGATTGGCTTTCAGTATCTCGTTGGTAGGAACGGATTGTCTTGTAGGAATTTCTTCTACCACAATATTACAATCCACATCACTTACATTGTCACCTGCTAAATAAAATCCGACATATCTTGTTGATGTAGCTGTATTAGTGTACGAAGCAATATCATATTCTCCATCAGAGGTTATCTTATTACTGTAAAAACCGCTCTGTATTGTAAATCCTTTAGGTAGTCCTGTTACTCTTATCTTATAAGAATCAATAGTAGATGATGAAGCACACGTAATCTGCCAAAAGTCCCTGTTGGTTGTGGTAGGTGTATGTGTTATGGTACACTTGTTTATAGTGGTATCATATTTCAGCTTACCTCCATCGTTTATAAATTGGTTTGCATAAGTAACGCCAGGAATATAAACATCCACAGGCTTTGACATATCGTACCAGAATACCATGTGTTTTGGTATCCATTTTTCTATCACCTTGTTTATATCGGTTTTCCCTGTTCCTGCCGACTTGACAAGTCCAAGTTTTCCTATGTTAAAAAGCCCTATCTTTCTCATATTTCTCCCATTTTATTCCACTCTAGCCCATTCCTCGGATAAAAGCAGCTTCTCAAACTCTCTTGTGCCAGTGTCGTATGTGTCGTAAGGGAAAGGGTGTTCCGTTCCGTCATCAGGTAACGTCATAGGCATCACTTCCATAACCTTCTCGGTATGGATCATATAATACAGACCGTCTGTCGATTGTCTGAAAACGGACAGATCATCTTCCGAAAACATAATTTCGGCATCTATTTTTGGTACTATGGAAAACTGCATGGCATGAATTTTATCTACTATCGCAAAGATAGTTAAAAAAAAGTTAAACGTATTGGTTACATATGGATTTATGTCGTATATTTGCTGAAAATTTAAAAAAAATATACCGATGAATGTATTAAGCCTTTTCGATGGAATGTCGTGCGGACAAATAACACTTTCCGAACTTGGCATTCCTGTAGAAAAATATTATGCGTCCGAAGTGGACAAATTTGCCATAAAAGCAACTATGCAGAACTTCCCTGACACCATACAACTTGGTGATGTGAGAGAACTTGAAGTAAGCAGACTGGATAAGATAGACCTGATAATCGGAGGATCTCCATGTACGAACCTGTCCATGTCCGGCAAGAGAAAAGGGCTTTCAACGAAAGAAGGCATGGAGGTTTTAGACTTGCAAACGTATCTTGAATTGAAGGAGAACGGTTTTGAGTTTGAAGGGCAATCCTATCTGTTTTGGGAATACATACGTATATACCACGAACTTATTGAACGTGGTGACAATCCCAAATTCTTCCTTGAAAATGTGGAAATGGGAAAGAAATGGGAATCGGTGTTCAATGAAACAATAGGGAGGAAAGGAATACATATCAATTCCGCACTTGTATCGGCACAAAACAGAAGGCGCATATACTGGACGGATATTCATGACGATATTCCACAGCCGGAAGATAGGGGTATATTGTTAAGGGATATCCTTGAAGAAGAGGTTGATGAAAAATATTTCTTGTCTGACAAGATGATTGAATGCTTGAAGGGCAGGGTAAAGGTGGATAATGATCCGATATGTGTTGCGATGCGAGGGCGTGAATCAGCCTGCCTTACTTTAAAAAGAACCGAATATGGAAAACAGATAAGAAAGGAATATGAAGCCGGGATTGTAAAAGAGCAGAGAAAGAACATCCAACAGCTTGAACCTAGGGAAGATGGAAAAACCAATTGCCTTACAACAGTACAAAAGGATAATCTGATAGTTGTTTCGGGAACGATATGTGGATTTGGAGGGAGGCATTTCCGTGAAATAAAATCTGGTAAATCATGTACACTGCTGGCAAGGGCTAGAAATGATGGAAGCACACAACCATGCGTTATAATTGGTACTCCTAATATTGCCGATATTACAATTCCAAACAAATATATAAAGAAAAATATACGCAGTATAGACGATAAGGCTCATACATTACTTGCTACATCACACAAGGGAGCAATGGCAAACGGTATGACGCTAGTTGATAACGGTAATTTATATATTAGACGTCTTACCCCAACCGAGTGCGCACGGCTTCAAACTATTCCCGAATGGTATATATGGGATGGGATATCCGACGCACAGCGTTACAAGATGCTTGGAAACGGATGGAACATAGAAACAATCAAACATATCTTTAAATATTTGAAAAAACAATGAATGTACTAAGTTTATGTGACGGGATAGCTTGTGGACGTATTGCACTAGAGAGAGCAGACATAAAGGTAGACAAGTATTACGCAAGCGAAATAAACGAACCGTCTATCAAGGTTGCACTGGATAATTATCCCGATATAATTGAATTGGGTGATATAAAAAATTGGAAAGAATGGGATATACAGTGGAGAGATATTGATTTATTGATTGGCGGAACACCATGCCAGGATTTCTCACAGTTAGGGAAAGAGAAACTGAACTTCGATGGCGAGCGTTCGGGATTATTCTTTGAATATGTCAATATACTGAACCATATCAGACAGTTCAATCCTAACATAAAATTCCTGCTTGAAAATGTGAAGATGAAATCCGATTGGGCTGACTTGATTTCGTCACATCTTGGAGTAGACTATGTGTATATCAACAGTTCCGATTTCTCCGCGCAAATGAGAGCAAGATACTACTGGTGCAATTGGGAAATACCTGCATGGAAGGACAAGGGAATACTGTTCAAGGACATCATTACGGACGGGTATGTGGAGAAAGACAAATCATGGTGTATGCTTGAATCATGGAACAGGTTTGCCAAGAACCCCGAATCACTGTTGAGAAGATATAAAAAATCGCTTACACCGCTTATATTCAATTCGCCCAACTGTAATCCCGAAAAAGGTTTCAGAACGCCTAATATTACGGAAGCGGAAAGATTACAGACCGTTCCCGAAGGATACACCAAGTCGGTACAACCACATATAGGCATGGGGCTGTTAGGTAACGGATGGACAGTAGATGTAATTAGTCATATTTTGAAAGGAATGAAACAATGAACCCAATAGTTAGTCATATATTTGCATTTCTGTGCGGATGCTCGTTTGTTATACTTGGAGCAATTTATTTTGTAACGAAACGGTTTAAGTAAAAATTCCCCATTGCCAGTTGTCAGCAATGGGGAATAATTTTGTTACAACCCCGGACCCATAGAAAGAAGCAATGTACTATCTTTATATTTAGCACTGTTAAGGCTTACCCATACCCTTGCGGTTCCTGCATTAATCAGTTCCGATGATATTAATATTCTCACTTTCTTGTCAATGCTGGAATTGGCGGGTACTGAAAAAGCCTCTATTGTTTCTCTTGATTCACCTATAACCATAGGATCTTCAAATTTCTTACTTGCAAACCTAGACATACAACTATTATTACGGAAAGAAATAGAGCTACTCGAACCGTTTCTCACTCTTACGGTAACTTCAATATATCCCATAACGGATGGCATCACTCCACCAATTATTGTTATGCTTACGTAAGAACCAACTATCTCTATATCTCTTTTGCTTACCATTGGTACGGAATATGCTATATGAGCAATATCGGGATCATCCTGCTTCAATATAGCTGTACTAAGGAAAGGATAAACTTCCCAATCACCAGCAGTCATACCCCACGAGTTTACAGTCACCATAGCATATCCTGTTCCTATCTTCTTGTCGGCAGTAACACGCCTGTACTTCTGACTGGTCTTGTGCTTAACATAGACACCGAAATAGCAATCGGCTATCTCGGCAAAGTCACCCATGCTAAGAAAATCAGTATCATGCCCCTCCGATGGCATCATTATAGCCGCAGAACAGACAAAATTACTACTTGTAAACTGATTGGTAGCAGTATCCGGGCAGGAGAATCTACTTATCGGTGGACTGGCAAGATGGTTGTATCCGTTAAAGTCGGTAAGACGACATGGGAACCTACCACCTGTCGGTGCTGTATATTCCCATCCGTTCATGCTTCCATCTGCGTATTTTGGCGCATCCCAGTATCCTGCCATTTGAAAAGGTTTGACACCACAGTTCCCATCCCATCCTTGCCACCACTTTTCATTCGCACCCGGTGCAAGGCTTTCGTAACGCACAGGCTTGTACCGTGCCCACGGGTTTATTTTCCCGTGGGTGTTTGCACAAGCATATCCTAAATCGTAAGCCCCATTCACACTGCCTATGCCAAGAGTGGCGTAAACGTCACCAGCAAGGTTTATCGGGGCTGTAATCTTTCCGTTAGAATGACCCATAATCTTTTTTTTATTAATTGTTAATACCTAATCTCTTTTCCAATTCTCTTACTCTTTTCTTTAATCTTGTAACCTCATCATCGACTTCCTGCAAACCTTTCCACACAACGGGGATAAGCCTTTCATAGTCTATGGTATAATAGTCATTGAATATATCCTTTACCCACTGGGTGTAACCTCCGGAAAGCAAATCCTGCGCGATAAGACCGTAATTCCAGTTATCATGGTTGAATACTTCGGAATTTTCCTTGGCAATAGCATTCCAATGATATTTCACACTCCGGAATTTACGGATAATACCCATAGCATCATAACCCTGAATATCGGTTTTCAACCTTATATCCGAAGAGGACGCTTTGGCTGTAATTGCTCCGTTTGCAAAGATATTAGCACTACTTGTAATATTCTTTTTCGCATATATTCCACCACTAGTTGATATTGCTGTATTTGTGCTAAAGTCACTGTTTTCTGCATTTGGAACATAAAACCGTTTTCCGCCAAACACTCTTACCCATGTACTATCTTCCATATATATTCCACCACCATAATTCTGATGATACCACCCTGAATTTCCTGTACTTCTAAACCAGTCGCTGCATTGGATGGAAGATGGGAGTTTTAAATATACATTGCTAGAACCGTTTACACTAATACCAGCACCCGTATGGGAAGCGTTGTGGTCTTGTATATAGAATGTTCTAGCAGAAGTCCACACATCCGCACTAGAAGCCCTACTGTCAGCCAATGTAGAAGCACCTCCTGCCGATACAGCCACAGTCGTATTTGACGTGGATTGCAGACCTCTCCATGCGGAAACATTAGCACCACTAGAAAAATATTGGTATTGTATGTACCCATTGTTCCATGAACTAATCTGACGCACCTGCAATTCAAAATTGTTTGTCCCTACACGTACAAGGCGAATGTTATCCATTCCTTTTGCAAATGTGGGGAGATAAAGGCGTGCTGAATTTTCAACATTTCCCACACTGCTATTAGAAGAACTAGGGCCACTTCTCATATAAAATATGGCACAGAAGTGATAATTCCATACTTCTGACTGTGCATGATTTCCATAGGCGTACCATATCCTTCCCCAAACCGTTACTGACCGATATGGTCCGGCTCCCGATTCAGAACAAGCGAATATCTTTTTCCAACCATTATCAGTACCACCTAGAGCGAACTGTAATGAATAAGTAGCGGTGGAATTATAATTTCTAGGTATATCCATTATATGCCAATTGTCCAGCATATCCGCGTTCAAGTTGGTATTCAATGTAGTGGAATTGCATTGGTAAGGCTGCGTGCCTGTGCCTACGGTGGACGCAAACCTGCTCGATTCAGCATAATTACCTATTACAACCTTGTTATCTTGCAGTACGATATTACATAATACATTATTGCTTGAATTTCTTGAATCAATCCAAGCATAGGAACTTCCACCGCTCAATACCAACCGTCTAGCCGAATCCCAGTTTGCAGCAAGATAATTAGTATGGGCAGTAATAGCGCCATGTGTATCCAAATTTCCGTTTCTAACATTTAGCCACATGGCATTTTTACCCTGCGCCACAGTTTGTCCGCTAACTGTGGGATACCAACCGATTCCATACCAAGAGCCGAAACGTAGATTGGCATCATCAGAACTAGCTCCATCCGTTCCTCCATGAATCCAACAATTTGAAGATTTAACCACTCTTGTTCCCCAACCCATATTAAATCCTTTGGTGTTATTCATCGTCAAATCCCCTGTCATGGTGTCACCTGCTTTCTTTACGTAGCGTCCGTCAGAATAACTGGCGTAGTTTACATTGTCAAGCAACATTCTCCAAGGTTTTTTATCAGTATTCCATCCGCTTCTGTATTGGATGCCATTAGAACCATAATCAGGTGATGAAGAATGATGGTTATACCATATATCAAATCTAGCACTAGCAGAGGGCAAAGATATAACAGCCCCGTATATATATGGACTATTTGTCATTCCGTCCGGCTTTGCATTATCGTACTGTCTTATACCTATCTGTGACCACAATGTATTATATCCGTTAATACTATAAGTATCTCGGTGTCTTAAAAACGAATTTTCATGAAATCCGTCAAGATAGTCTGCATTAAGATTGGCATTTACAGTAGTAGACACGCATTGATATGGGGATGTTCCTTGTGGTGCTTTTGATATGAACCGCCCTGTATTGTAAAAGAACATTTGGCTATCCCCAGCTTCCAGTGAATCATTTTTGCTGACAGCAAGTCCATATCCGGCAACAAACGTATCATACCACTCATGGCGTAACATTACTTCTTGATTGACATCATCACATCTGAACCAAATACCTTCTCCTTGATTCTTTGTAGTAGAACCTGTTGACCTTATTACAAGCTGTTTGTTATAGGTTGAGTTAGCTATTGTCAGTACACCGCTCATGTTAATGCTACCGACATCTGTCATGTTTCCGCTTACATTAGCCGAACCGTCAAATGACTGCCCCCATAAAGTCCTTGGGGTTTGCAGTTTTTTAGCCATCTCAGAAGAGTTCTGCAAATTTACAAATCCCGGATTAACATAAGTGCTCCATGATGGTGCTTTTGTATCCGCCCTGTATAGTGTTATATTCGTATTAGCCCCTCCGTTTCGGTCATGGCTGTATAACAGATTGGCTTGTATTATGGAATAGTTGCTTCCACCATAACAATACAGTTCTATATTTTTCTTTTCCACATCATGATAGATACGTATGTTTGACCTATTGATATTGTATGACGCTATCAATAGACCTTCCACTACAGACGTACCCCTAGTTTTAACAACCAACAGACCAAACAAATCGCTAAAGGCTGAGTGCAGCACAAAGCAAACATCTGTCATTATTTCCGTATTAGGTATTGAGTACGTAGCTATTCTACACCATGCAGGTTTAGTACCCCCTACCGTATATCCGTATTTTATAAGGGCGTTTGATGTGCCGAACGCATGGTATCCGTCCAACAAATCCGCGCTTAGATTATCTACGGTTGTATTGCTTGAAACTATCAACGGTGATAACCCTGTGGCAACAGTTGACATAAACCTAGGTGCTCTCACATCATTTGGAGTGACACGTAAAACTAGTTTGTTGTTATGGTCTACGACACCAAATCCTGCACTATCCATACTACTTCCTCTAAGGTTTCCTATATACCAATATGTATCATACCAGTTGAACCTTAATCCGTTTCTTATAGAAGTAAGCCCGCCATCATCGTTCCTGATAACTCCGTTATCTTTATAGATATTGGTAATATCACAATTTTCCACTCCCTTGAATACGATTGAGCCGGGAGAAGATGCGGATGTAAGTGTTCCAGTCATAGTATCGCCAGTCTTTTTCACCCATCTACCGTCCAATACGGAAGTAGGGATATGACTTGCGTCTATGATTTTACTTGAATCAGCCTTTTTCAATTCAGCCCACATAGCATCAGCGTCAAGTCCTCCCTGTCCAGCCATGTCGTACAGTTTCTTTATCGTGTACGCATTAAACGTATTGTCAAGGTCTGAATCGGAGAAGGTTGTGCCGTCAGTAAGATTTGCGAAGCTGTACACGGTCTTTATGACACCACTTCCTCCACCAGCACCACCTGTCTGCACTCCAAGAGCAGATACCCAACCGTCCGAGTAGAATCCTACCGTGTTTCCGTCTGTTCTATGCTTCACTCTCAGAGCCTTGTTTGCCGAATCGTAAACAAGTTGGGCATCTCCTATCGTAATGGTATTTGTTGACACTGATGGTGCTTGAACATTTCCTGCCTTATTAATCCAAACAGCACCTTCCGTATTATTATGCCCATTCGGTCTTAGATTTATTTCGCCATTTCCAAAGCTAGCTAGTATTGTATGACCGTCTGAGTTTCTTAATACTACATTTGAATCAGTATATGTTATACCACCGTTATTATTGAATACTATATTCTGACTAAACGTTTTTCTTCCCGAAATAGTCTGAGCAGTAGTCAAGGTAACAGCATCAGTAATCCCGTACCCTGCCAATGTGGTAGGATTATCACCGACTGTAACACGTCCGTATGTATCTACAGTAACTTTCGTATATGTACCAGCCTTTACCCCTGTGGTGGCTAGTGACAATGTGCGGTTTGCGGACAGGTTTCCACCTCCCGTAAGGCCTGTTCCTGCGCTTATCGTTATGGTCTTGTCCGCTTTCAATGCAAGAAGTTCGGCTAGGTTGTTGCTTTCCGTAAGACCGTCAAGAAACGCTTCAAGTTCCTTCCATTTGTTGATAATATTATCGGCATCGCTTCCCTCTAGGAAGTTGTTCAACTTGTTGCTTAACTGTGTTACGGTATTGTTCAGCGTACCCAAGTCCTGCTGTCTGGCGAATGTTTCCCCGAATACGGCAGTAATGGTTTTTCCGTCAGAACTAAGTGCCATGTCTGTTACGGCATTTCCACTCCCCGACTGGGTGATGTTCTTTATTCCACCACCTTCCTTCGCCATTTTCCAAATCTCGTTTATCGTGTACGCATTAAACGTATTGTCAAGGTCTGAATCGGAGAAGGTTGTGCCGAGATTGGAAAAACCATATACGTTTTTCACAAGTCCGTCACCACCGCTTCCTCCGCTTCCGCCGGGAGATACGCCCAAAGCGGAAATCCATCCTCTGGTATAGAAGCCTATTTCCGTCTTTCCATCCGCGTGTTCAAAGGTTACTGCCTTGTTTACGGAATCATATACAATCTTTATATCGCCAACCTGCAACGACTGTGTTTTTACCGTGCCGCTTATGTTGGCATCTACAGCATAAATATTCTCCCATCTCTTCGATTCAAGACCAAGTGTGGATGCGTTGTTCACGCTAGGAACTACATTTGCCGTAGACAACTGACCAGTAAATATCTTGCTTGCAGTAACTGTCTGTTCCGTGTCAAGCGTTACAAATTTATTGTCAGGAATATGGGATATGTGAATTTTCTTTGTCGGATCATCCTTTCCCAACTCCTGCCACAATTTGTCCGTATTCATTCCGCCTTCCTTGGCTAGCTTCCATATCTCATTAATGGTGTATGCGTTGAATGTATTGCTAAGGTTGGAATCGTCAAACGTCTTACCTAAATCGGCAAATCCGTACACGGCCTTAATCAGTCCGCCTTCTCCACCTCCCGGTTCTCCGCTACCACTCTGTGCACCTAATGCTGATATCCATTGGTTTGTATAGAACGCTGACTTGCATCGTAATGCTTGGTTTGCTTCATCCCATTCAAACCATCCGTTGAACTTCTGAAACGATGCAATAAGGTCATTAAGGAGTTGTTCAGAAAAAATATTTGTTCCGCTTCCCGTACCACTTCCGCCTAATGTTACATTTGTCGTATTCTGTGTTGAAGCGGTCTGATTTTCCTGCGCCAACCGTTCATAGAAGGACAATATCTTTCTTCTTGCAATGGTGCATGAATATGACGGGAACATATTATCCTTGGAATATTTAATCTCCAAAGACTGTATCTGCAACTGCATATCCACTATCTGACCGTTATCAGAGAAATCGAACACGCCTATTCCATCATCCCTTACCTTAAGCATATTTCCTTCTATGAAGTCAATGAAAAGGTTAGGATGCTCTGCGACAAATCTGCTAGATATGTCAAGTGAAACGGTTCGGTTCTCATGGTCATATCTTGACAGGTAGTCAAGAGCCGCCTTTTCAAGCGTATTCTCAGCCATTGTCACATACGATTCGGGCATGACAATATTCAGAATGACAAATTCCGTGCCTTCCGCAATTGAAGGAGATTTACCATCCGTGTAAAGCGGAAGTTTGGCATTGTCGCTATCTGTTCTGTAGCATGATATTTTATATCGTGCCCCCTTGTTGAACATGGCAACATCCTCTTCCGTTTCCCCCGTATCACCGTTCACCTCACCGTAAAGAGGAATAATACCGTTTTTGTTTATCTTAAATTCCGTGCCTGTATAAGTTCCTGTACGCATACTGAACACCGCGTCCGTCACAGAAGCATATTTGTAATAGAACCTATCCTGTGAACCGTCCTGATTACCGAAATGTATATTGCAGGTCATTTCCTCACTAAATCCGATCTTACAGCTTCCGGCAGGAACGTCAGAATCAAACGTGAACTCAATACGTATGGTAACTGTCGTATTCTGACCTTTTTCTATATATCCTACAAGAGCGGTCTTGTCGTAAGGTATTTCAAGCATACCAGTAGCACCTTCCTCTCCGATAACAACCTCTTTCAAAGGAGAAGCCTGACCCAATACACGGTTCGTAACCATACGTAGATTAATCTTCACCTTTTTCCCTACAGCATCACTTCCTATAGGTAATATACTGAAAAGCATCTTTCCTGAGAATGATGCAGTAGCCTTTACAGGCTGGTCGTAATATGCCCTTGTACTATATATATCAAAACGCTCAAAATCCCTGTACTTGTCAAACATAGCATGGGACTTGTACTGGGGCTGCACATTGTCGTTTATCTTATCGGATGAATCACCGTCCTCATACACCTTGTACCCTAGGTTGAATCCGGGAGAGGTCATATAAATGAAGAAACTGTCACTATCATCACTCTTTATAGGAGTAGACCCGATAATCTTGTCTATCCGTGTAGATGCGCTAGCACCCTCACCTGCCACCTTACCCGATTGAGGATCTGGTTCTCCGTCCGCCTTGTATGTATCCCATTTGGGAAGTCCTGACGGGTACAGATCACCAAGTTTTTTCCCTCTGATGGAAGGATATATCCCACTGAATGTATTTGATATGGTTTTTCCTCTCACACCATAGTTCTTCAATCCGTATTCGCTGTCAATATAATATCTTATATTTCCGTCAGAATCATTCGGAAGAAGGATGTACGGGCAATAACGTGATTCATCGGCAGGCTTAGCGTCCTTCTTGTATTCAGGCGGAACGTTTCTGCTTCCGCCTTGTGGTATGATTCGGGTTATGACGGGTGTGCTCGTATCTACGGAAGAGGAAACTTTTACAGCACCCCCACCGTCACCCTGCTTGAATGTCCAGTTTACGGACGGTCTTGTCTTGTCCGTAATGGTTATTATCCCACCGTTTGCTGTGGTTGAGAAGTAATAATTGAGATAAAACTTGTCATAGAAGTTCTTCAATGCTTCAAACAGGTTGGTGTCATCGGTTATGTCAATCATATCCTCTGTCAGTTCACCTTCTGCATCCACATTCAATGTCCATGTACCAATGCCTGTATATCCCACACCCAATGACGCATTGTAAGATTCTATATTTGCTTCGATGCGTGCGGCAAGCTGCTTTGCGTCACCCCAGAACTGGAACAGACCGCCATGTGTGTATCTTATCTTGTTTATCTCACCGCCTGTTCCGCTTACTATGTCAAGAAACGCTACATTCTGCAAAAGCACCTCCTTACCGTAAAACAGAAGGGAGTATTTGTATTTTCCTGCTTCGTTAAGATTATCTCCCGATGGGGCTTGGTACAGGATGAATGTATTACCGTTATATACGACTGTATCGTATTCCGATTCGCTCCTTGAGTTGTATACCTTGAACTCTATCGGAACAACGGAAACGACTTCACAAGTCAATTTTCTCACTTCCTGCAAAGACGGGCTGTATGAAAAATCAGCACTCTCCGCAATAACCCTATTTCCTCTTTTAATCTGTAAAATCATTGGTCTTTAAAGCGTTGGTTGGTCAATACTGAAATTTAACGAAAATGTATAGGCGGACACAAGTTGGTCCGGGTTCTGCAAGTCCTGAACGTCCTGATAACTCATCTTTGCGCCTGTTTCAAAACCAGTGCATCTTATCACCTGCTTTGCCGATTCACCCCATATATCATTCCATATAGAGAATGAAGATGAACCGTAAGGCGTACCGGGAGTGGCAGGTATCACATTGGTTATATATGAATAGAACGAACGGATATTCGTCTTTACCGTTTCCACATCTCCCAAAGCGGCAAATGTTATACTTCCTTCCGTTGGCTGATAAACAGGCGTGACAGGTTCGTACACCTTCTGACCGTTCTTGTCATACCATTTTTCGGCATAGGCTTCCTTTCTTGTCGGCAAATCCCATAATCCCTTGCTTTCAAGTATATACAGCCTGTATGTGGCATACAAATCCTTTGCCGTATCGCTTCCTTTCTTTATAAAATATTTAGATATAGCCATTCGTGTACATTGTTTAATTAGTGCAAAAATAGCAAAAATAGTCTTAGAAACCATCTAGTTTTAAAAATTATTTTTCTATATTTGTATCACAATCGGTGCTTTGGATGAGTGGTTTAGTCAACGGTCTGCAAAACCGACAACAGCGGTTCGATTCCGCTAAGCACCTCAAGTGATTGGATTTTTTTGTTCATAATCAAACTGAAACGCCCTGCCAACTGTGAAGCTAGCAGGGCGTTTATATTATCAGTCAATTACGACTTTTATCGCATTTCCGCCTGACCTTGGGGCAATGGAAACGACACTTAGAAGTGCTGTCTTTATCGCCATAGTTGCGGCAAGCTGCTGGGTGAGAACCTCCAACTGTGACTGCTGTATGGCTGTCATGTTAGTTCCTCCCGTTCCTGCCGAACCACCGTTAAGCGATACCAACTGACGGAGTAGATCGCTTTGTACAACCATTTCGTATCTCATCCCATTAAGATAACCCAATGCCTGGTTGAATGTATTCTCGTCAACTCCTGCAATGGCATTGGACAGACCTTCCGCATTTTCCTCCGTTTCGGTAAGCATACCACCAAGGGCGTTGTTTATCTCATTGACTACACCTCCAGCTTCCGCAAAGGCTGATTCCAATGAACCCATTACATTTCCTAGTATTATAAGTTCATCCTTGTCTATCTTGTTGTCTGCAAACATACCACCTTTACCGTCCGCTCCAAACAATGTAGTCTGTACCTGTTGCATTGCCTTTTCTATGTACTGCTGCTGAACCCAGCTTTTAACAACATCTCTCATAACGTCCGCTACGGTATCCTTGTATGCCTTGGCTGCGTCCTCTCCTTTCAACCATGCTTCGACAAGAGCGTCACCTATCTGACTAGCCCAATCTTTCAAGTCAATGCTGTACAATTCTTTGGCAAGCGTTTCTGTATAATATCTTATCTCATACTCCAATTCTTTTATTGTCTGTTTGTAATCTTCCACTTTCTCCCTGTCTGACTTTTTCTTATCTTCTTCGGCTGCTAGAATATCCTTTTGAATTTGTAACTGTTCTTTCAGATTGGATACTTGTTGGGATGTAACCTCATCAAGTTTTGCCGGGTCTATAATGTGCTCAAATTCCTTTTCAAGCATATTATAGATATTGGTAAGTTTCTTTGATTCAAATTCAAGATTCTCTATATGCTTTTGAAGTCTTTTGTCATGCTGTCTGTTAAACATAGCGATAACATCAAGCGGCATGGATATAGCCGAACCTATCGCACCTGCAAAATCACCGCTTTTGAATGAATCCAATGATTTCTTCACACCCTCATTCATAACGCCCATAACTTCCGAGAACTGGTTCATCTCACGCATGAAACCGCTGTCAGTATCCTTACCCATAGAATCCATAAGGTTGGACACGGATGCTATTATCTGTTGCATGGCTTTTATGGCATTGTATATGTTGGTTATGATAAAGTCGATAAGATTCACCGTCTGCGAAGCGTTCTGTGCCGCAGCCATCATTCCTTTACCAGTCTTGACAGCTTCCTGTCCGCTCTTGTATCTTGATTCGGCTTCCGACTTGGCACTCAAAGCGGCATTGGCGGCTTCTTCATCACCGTTCTTCATTGCGTCCTCGTATGCCTTGGAAGCATTTTCTATGTCAGCCATAGCCTGTTGCATATCATTCATGCCTGCCATCATCTTTGACTTTCCTGCATCATAACGCTTATTATACAGACCTTCAATCCCATCTTTCATGTACGTCTGAAAGTCAGACTGGTTATTCTTCATCATCTTCTCTATCTGCTTGTCCACACGTTCAAGTTCCTTCATGTATTCCTTTGCGCTAATAGCACCAGACCTGAACGCACTGTTGAGCATTTCCCTTACCTTGTCAGCTACGGTATTTGCAGCCTCCATAGACATCGCTTCAACAGCACCGAAGAAATTCTGATAGTCTGTGGTCAGCTTGAACAAGTCCATCTCTTCGCTTTTCTGCAATGCGGAAGATAATGAAGTGTTGCCCATACCCTTTGCCGTTTCAATCCTTTGACGGTACTTCTCTCTGATAATATCAACCTGAGTATAGTAGTCACCATATTTTTCAAGGTCATTCGCATATTGTTTTGCCATCTCACCGAAATAGCCTTTCCATGCGTCAATCATTCCTTGTATAACCTCTTTCTGATCTTCTCCGATATTCTTATTCCCCTTAATTGCCTCCTGTATCTGATTTATATACTGGTTCATTGAGCTGAATGAAGATGTGTCGGGCACGACAGAAACGCCAAGGTCAAGATTCATTCCTGCCAATGCGGATTGCAGATTGTTATATATACCTGCCGCAAAACTTTCAGCCATAGTGGATGTGTCACCACTAAACTGAACCGCAAGGTCTAAGGCAAGTTCGGAATCACCAGTTATCCCAAGTATGTCACTGTAAAAATCATACTTGTTCCTGTATCTGTCAAACTCATCCGTAATTCTTTTCATTACCTTCTTGGCTGCATTAACATAAATTTCAGAGGACAATTCGGCTGCTTTCCTTGCATTTTTAACAGCATCCTGTGGAACACGTGTTTCCAATTCCTTTGCAGCCTTGTTGTAATTGTCAACAATAGCCTGTTTGTCATATACAATATCCACGCCAAGTTTTAACGCCTGTGAACCGTAGATGGCTTCAATCTGCTTTTTGGCTTCTTCCTTACCTATGTTAATGCTCAAATCCTTGAACTTGGAATAGGCGGATTCAAGCAATGACAACCTGTTTTTCCAAAGGTCAGCAAGAGGATCTCTTTTTTGTGCTTCCTTTTTCTGCTTTTCCAGTTCAAGGTTGAATTGTTTTGCTGTTCCCGTAGCCTTTGACATCGCTTCGTTGGCAGCGTTAAACTCGCTTATTATTTGCCTTAATGTTTCAAGTTCTTCGGAATCTACCAATCCTGTCAGTTCGTATTTATCACCTACTTTTTTCAGTTTACCTTCTTTGGAAAATTTGTCAATAGTTCTCTGATAGTTTTCTATTGTACTCTTTGAATCTTTATATTCCTTTTTTACGGCATTGAAAAAATCCTCTACAGTCTTTACATCTGACGTTTTGATTGTTATAGTCCATGCTTTTCCTGTAATCTCGTCAAGTGATTTCTTCCATCCTGTCAATCCTGCTTGCGCTTCCCTATCGTCAAGTTCAAATTGAATACGCCATCTTTCTTTTGCCAGTTCGTTCAATTTCTTTCGGGCATTTTCCCCTAATTCATTAGCTACTGCAAATTCATCAAGATGTATCTTTAATTGTTTCTGTTGCTCATCAGTAAGGTTTTTTACATCTATATTGCCAAATACATCTTTAAGTTTCTTCTCAGTATATTTTGCAAATAGATTAAAGGATGATTCAAGTTCCTTTACTTCATTCGTGATACCCATCCTCAACTTCTCATATTCTTTCAACAATTCCTCACTGTCAAAATGGGTTTTGTTCTTGAATATTTCAAATGTCCGTGCATCTCCTGACGTTTCAGCCAAAGAACGTATCTTCTCTACAATAGTAGCCGCCGAAGCCCCTTTGTTTATCAGTTCGGTAAGTTCGTTTCTCCATTCCTTAGTACCCTTACCCATATTTATAATTTCCTTGGATGCCTGTACTATCTGACCACGAAACTCTTCTATATCCTTACTTGCCGAAGTGAGTTTTACAGACGATTTCTCGTAATCTTTAAGCATATCAGAGAATGAATCACCAAATACACCCGTAGATGTTGCCTTATCCGCCTTGAACATTATATCCGCATTTTCGGCAGCACGTTTATAAACCTGCTCTAGTTCCGATGCCGACTTTTGCAGATATTCAACACGAGATTTCTGATCATCTATTTTCTTGCTATTTTGTACTATATACTGCCCCATATTGCCATATTTAGACAATACTCCAGTAAGCGTTTCCTCATACGACTGCAACTGTTTCGTGTCAAGCTGTTCAAGGTTTTCCGGGGTGAGTTTGTCGAAGTTTATCTTGTCAAGGTCTTTTTGCAAGTCACTGTATGATTCGCGGAAAGACTTTGCACTGTCCTTTATCTTCTGATTAAACTCTTCCGAACGTGCAGACATCACATGAAACGCTTCCGCCACAAGTCCTGCAACGGTAAGTATCGTCATAAGCGGATTAGCCTTTATCGTAAGCCACAATGTTTTCAATGAATTTGTCAAACCGAATGTTGCCAGTTTGAATCTGTTCATCAACATTGTCGTTTTTGCCATAGACAACATTCTTGCAGCTTCCGCACCTGTCAGTTTAAGTTCGGTGACAAGAAGATGCCGTTCAGCCTGTGTCAGCATATTCGTGGCAAGAATACGTTTAGCCATCTCTGCCGACATCTTTCCCGAATTAACGGCAGCAGCTATCTCTACGGCAGACAGCTTGGATGCTGTAGCTATCTTATATCTCTCGGCAGTAGTTAGCGTTCTATACATTGCAGCCTGTTTAAGCAACTGTGCTTCCCGTAATTTTTCAGCCTTAATTGCATTAGTTGTTGCAACAACTTCTTTTCCCAGCATAGCCGTTCTAGCTAGCTGTAATCCTTTCAACGCGGCATATCCTACAGCAACGCCCTCTATTGCTTTAGAGAAGTATCTCCAGTTGTTCATCGCATCGGTTATGCTTCCAACGATACCTTTCAGAACGGAATCATTCGCCTCGCCTATGTCATTCATCATAATCTTGTATGAATCGGCAAGGTTACTTACCATACCTTTCAAAGATGTGGCTTGTATTTCCTGCATCTTGTAGAACATACCACCATCTTCCGTCATTGTGGTAAACATCTCCCGAATATACTCGAAAGGAATCTGACGTGTTGATATGGCGTTGAACACATCATCAGTAGTTTGAGCCACACCTCTTACTTCTTCCAGTTTTTTTCTCAATGAATCCAATGCAGGAATACCGGCCTCTGTCAATTGACGTAATTCCTGCCCTCTCAATACACCTGCGCTTCTTATCTGTCCATAGGCAAGAATGATACGTCCCATATCAACGCCAAGACCTGCGGAAACGTCCGCAAGACTTTTCATTGTACCGTACAATTCGTTGACAGGTATCTGGAATGCGGCAAGCTGTTTGGTATATCCAACCAAATCGCTGAACTGGAAAGGAGATATTACAGCAAGACCCTTAATCTGACTGAATATCTGGTCCGCCCGTCTTGCATCCTGTATAATGGCACGTAAAGATACCTGTTGCAGCTCGAACTCCCCACGAATGGCAACAAGTTCCTGAAACATATCTCTGAAAAAGTAGAACCCTGCATAAGTCTTTATCGTATTGACAAACTCACGCATCATTCTGCTCTGCTTTGTCAGTTCCTCAGTAAACTCCTTTGAACTTGTGGCGTTTTTCTGATTGGTCTGCTGCATCTTTGTTCCATAGGATGTGGCTTCGTTTACAAACTTGTTGTGTTCCTGTATCTTCCTGTTTAGAAGAGTAAGGGTACGGTTATAGTTTGCATCAGTCGTATTAAGCGCATTACGCCTGTTTGTCAATTCAGAAATAAGATTGTTAGCCTGATTGATAGACGTAGGATTAATATTAAGTAATTCAGACGTTGATGTTTTTCTTAAAGATGATTGCAGTTTATCCAACCTGCCTTGCAATTTCTGAATAAGAGTGTCAATCTTTGTTATTTGATTGCTGTTAAAAGGAATATTAACCTTAAAATTATTCAATACTTCAAGGCGTTTCTGTATAGCGGCAATCTTCTTGTTCAAATCCTCAACACTTCCCTCTGGCATACCAAGGGCAAGTCCAGACTGACCAGAAAGGTATTGTATATAATTCTGATTGGTCTGCTGCATCTTTTTCTGCTTTGATGCTTGTTTATCCATCTCCTTTGTCCGTGCAATCTCCATCTCGTATTGCTGGCGTAGAAGATTAAGTTCCCTTTCATCGGAAATGGACAATTTAGGCACACTGTTAGCAGTAAGGGAATATGCGGTTTTCAATCTGTTCAATTCAGCCACAAGATTATCTATCACTTTCTTCTGGCTTTCAAGATTGGCTTTTCTTGCATCCATCCCCTTATCTCCGCCTGCATTGCCTATGTTACGGTAAGTCTTTTCCAGCTTGTCATACTCCCTTGTCGCTTCTACAATCTTGTTTGACAACTCTTCCATCTGAACAAGTATATCCATTTTCTTGTTCGACTTTCCTTTCCCTACCTTGGATGCGTTTTCATTAGCTTCATTTATCTTTTTTACAACCTCGCTAAGTTCGTCATTCATTTTGCCTATATCGGTCAACATAGGCTTGAAGGACATCTCCTGGTTAAAGGTGTCCTGCAACTTCTTCTGTATATCCTTTATCTGTTTGTCAAGACTAGAATCATCTAGCCCGATCTTAAACTTTAATGCTCCTAAATCAACATCAGCCATAGTTATTGTTTTTTAATTATTGCAAAAATAGCAAAAATAAACACAAGAGCATGATTTACAACAAACAAAAATCCATTAGTATTTTTTAACATATTTAAAATGGTACTTAAAAACGATTATGTTATCTTTGCATAAAATTGGAATTGACGAAGTATGAGACTCAATAAAATTAAAATATCGGGCATATTCAATCTGAAGGATGTAGAAATATCTTTGGATGATTTAAGTGCATTGATTGCACCTAACAATTATGGCAAAAGTAATATACTTCGTGCCATTAGTTTTGGCGTGTTTTTTATGGAGGCTTCTTTAAAGAGAAAGCTGTCATTGATGCGCAATCGTTCTCTTATACCTATTAATACAGCCTTAGAAGGTGCTCCGTTTACTTTTGAATTGGAAGGGGAATTTTCTAACGGAAAGGAAACGTTTTCCTTCGTTTACGGCTATTCCTTTGAGTGGTGGAAGACTTCAAAAGATGATGGTAAAATTATCGGTGAATATTTGAGAATGAAATCAGATGATGACTTGAAGTTCAGAAGTTATATCAATCGCGAAGATACGGATGTTGCTTATTATTTAGCTTCACCAACTGGACGTTGTTCTAAGCAACTTCCCGTTGATAGTAATATTTTAGCATTGAATAAACTTGCTAACTTTGATGACCTTTTTTATATTGATTCTATTCGTCAGTTGAATAGGCTGGATGTTAGAGAAATAGGCACTTTGCAACATCCGGATAGTTTGTTTAACATGATAGCACCGGACGATGATGTAAATGAGTTGAGTCTGGATTATCCAAAGGAGGAAAAAGTCAGTCATTATTTGAATAGCTTAAAAGAACTTGCTCCAGACAAATATGCATTGCTGAAAGATGTTGTTACTGGACTGTTGGTTACAATCGAAGACTTTGAACCGGTGCAGATTAATTTGCGCAAGGATGTAGAAGAGGAAGAAACGAAGAATTTACCTTTCCGTTTACCAGAAACTTTTTATGATGTTCGTGTAAAGGAAAGATACAATAACCAATATACTTCCATCAGTCGGATTTCGTCAGGGTCAAAGAAAATATTCTTTATCTTGACTTTGGTGATTGCTGCGGAAATAAATAGGATTCCATTGCTTCTGTTGGAAGAATTGGAGAATTCCGTACATCCAAGACTATTGCAGAACCTGTTAACGGCAATTGTGCAATTAGCGGGCGATACCAAAGTGCTGATTACAAGCCATTCACCTTATTTGATTAAGTATTTGGAGCCGACTAAGATGAAATTTGGTATTCCTACCGAATTGGGGGTTGCAGATTTTCGAAGCCTCAAACCCAATAAGGTAGCCAAGGTATTGAAGAATGCATCAGCGGAAGAAGTCTCTGTGGGTGAATATATGTTTGAGATGTTACTTGACATGGATTGTAACGATGAGTTGATTAACGAATATTTCAAGTAGGCAAAAATAGCAAAAATAAACATAACAACATGATTTACAACAAACAAAAATCCATTAGTATTTTTTAACATATTTAAAATGGTACTTAAAAACAATTATGTTATCTTTGCAATAAAATAATTTTTTAACTATGGCTATAGAAGAAAACAAAGTAACACTCGTTGGCGTAAATTCAGCCAGCGTAACATTCAGCAATGAAGCTAATGTGGAAAAACAATACAAGGTGAATGCGAATGTAAACGTATCAAACGGAAAAAACATTGATTCATTTGATGGCGGAGAGGTGAAGTCATTGGAATCAGAGAACCAACTCGCCACATTCTATTTCAATCAGAACGGTGGTATCGCAATCAACTACAACGATCATCCCGATTTGGAAGCACAAATTGCTATCATTACCATCATCAACTCTTTCGTAACCGATGTGAAAAAATACATTAACACGAAAGGAATCTCATCAGTTTCAATCTAAAAAGGCAAGAAAAATGACGAACCAAGAAATGTTTTTAAAGAGATTAACTCTCTTGAATATCCCCTTATCACTAGAAGGGAAGGAACTTCCATCAGAACTGAAAGCAAAAATCATGCTTATGCGTGTCGCTTACGACAAAGCTGCAAAAGCATTCAATGATGATATGCAACAGGTTCTTAAAGAAATAAAGAAGGAAGGATATGACGAGCGCGCACAGAAAATCAATCGCATGAAAGAGATTGACGGTAAGGAAGATGCGACAAAAGAGGAAAAGAAAGAAGCGGATGAAATCAGAAAGACAGAAGAAGATTTCAACAAGGAAACAGAAGAGTTGAATAAGGCATACTCCGAAGCATACCAAGAGAAAATGAAAGAGGAATGTGATATGAAGCCTAGATACTTCGCCTTTGAAGGATTCACTAAAATCATCGAACTCATTGGTACTGACGGTGCAATTAAGGTGAAATGGAACTCTCCCGAAGCATTGGAAATACCGAAGGAGGAATTTATTTCGCTTATCGCAACAAATCTTGTCGATGAATAAGCCGTTTTCTATATTGCTATTTTTTTTGTTACTGTCGTGTTCTTGTTCACGCAAGCTACTTCCATCTTCGACTAATACAACCATAGTAGACCACAACACGACAGTAACGGAAAGAGTAGTATGGCAATCAAAAATAATAACTCTTCCAACAGAACACATACAACATACAACATTTGAAGATAGTTCACACTTGGAAACATCATTAGCCATATCAGACGCTAAAATAATGTCGGATGGCAGGCTTTTTCATAGTTTGAAAAACAAGAAAGACTTTCTACAAGACAGTATTCCATCCTTGGAAAAAGAAACGATAGTGACGAAAGATTCGATAACAACCGTAGAGAAAATTGTAGAAGTAAAGGTAGAAAAGGAATTGTCTAAATGGCAAAAAATACTAATCAATCTTGGATACATAGGTATCGGTTTCATATTGTTTTCAGGTTACAAAATAGCCCGAAAGTTCGTGTAACTTTCGGGCTTATTTTATTGGGGATTGATAAAATTTATGGAGCGTAATCTTCAACCATATTATAGGTGGTATTTACCCCTGTGGCTCTTGCTGCAATATAATAATCATAAGAAAAATCTCTACTAACATTAAAGGAATACATAGATGATCTATATGTTCCTTTTGCCGGAACCTGTGCAGTAAGTCCTGTAAGTAATGAACCAGCACTTTCTCCAGCTTCTGGAACTGTTCTTGTCCTCATTAACACAAGAACTATACCACGTATAGTAACAGATGACCCACTATTATTTGTTATAATGAAATTGTATGTAATTTGGTTATTAGAAGAGTTCCATGTACCGAATGCTTCTATTACGTATAGAGATCCAGCTGCATGAATAGTCATTGTTTTTGGTGTTACTGGAATAGGTATGTATATTCCTTGTTTTAATTCATCATCTACTCCTATTTTATTAGATGACAAGAAAAAAGATACTTTCCATTTACCTACATAACCACCTATATTTAATAACCTTATAGATACTGAATCAGTAAACATACTTTCAGATGTTACTAAAATGTATCTAGTATTTTGTAAAAGTCCTACCCCTGCATACATTTCAGAAAATGGAGTTCCTTGATAGCTTAAATAGGATAGCAAAATGTTATCATCAGCATTTGTTGTCTGTTCAAGTTGTATTTCTAGATTATTAGATGTGTCCAAATATACATCTGATGGAACGTCATCTCCAAAAGGAACTATAGCATTATGATTATATCCGTTGAAATCCAATACCCGATAAGGTGCTGAATCTCCACCAGTAGGAGCATTATATCCCCAGTCTACACCATCAAAAAGGTCTTTTAGAAATCCGCTATTAAGCGTTCCTGGCGACATGTATCCCACTACACTTAGACCACATAAACCATCATTAGCTTTCCAATAATCAGGACGATAATCTAAGTATGGTTGCCTAACAGGTTTATATTTACTCCATTTATTTATTTTCCCGTGGGTGTTTGCACAAGCATACCCTAAATCATAACCATCACTAGTAGGACCGATACCTAGAGTAGGATATACATCACTATCCAATCCTACAGGTGCAGTGATTTTACCGTTAGAGTGACCCATAGACTATACCTCCACATATTTATTGCAGACGATATTGCCGCCCATTGTCAAACTACCCGTCACACGTACATCACCATCAATAATGACAGCTTGTGACAAATCAAACTCTTCTGGTATATCACTACCATCTAAGGCTATTATCTCATAAAGCCCCTCTGTCGGGCTAAAGCCCCTCTGTGCTCCCTCGCTTTGCTTCGGTCGCACACCAAATTTCCGTTTACAAACAAATTAATCTTCATAAATATTGTTTTTTAAATATTTCGTAACACTATTCATTACGCACCCAACACACCAATCTAAAAGGTATGCAAAGTGCTCATCCTGCCCATTTTTATACCCCATTGATATACCACAATAATCAAATAGATTACATACAAAATGAGATGATTCATGGCAAACAGTCCTTATTCCTAATCCATCTCTTGACAGCCATATCAACACTCCTAAATGTCTTGTTTTCCTTTCCCTAACCATTAGCGTCATTGCATCGCAGTCACTAAATAAATCCTGATTTATATCAAAATCAGTGGAAAATTTTTTCTTCACATTTTCCCGTTGGTCATCTCCCACTGCAACATACAGTTTAAGAGGATATACTTTAGGATCGTATTTTGTTATCATCGCAAAATGTCTTTTAGTAATATGTCCGGATGCTCTTCTTTAGGTTTAGATTCTTTGAATCTATATATAAAGCCACTTGCATCCTTGTTAGCTTCCTTATATAAATCTTCTGTAAGAGAAGCCTTATACAATTTAACTTTCTCTTCAAAATGATAATCAAGTTTAGGCTGGTCCATTATTACTGCCTGTATATAACTCCATGAATATTTCCATAGCAAAGCCCAGTCCTTGATTATCATCAATCCTCCGAATAGCCTTAAATCTCCTCTGAATTGGGGGAAATCTTTTTGGATAGATCCTCGTGAGCCGATTTTGCATCGAGAGATAATTTCATGGCATCCTTCTTGCTTAATGTCGCTGTCGTATCTATCAAGAACGCTAAACGGATTGTATTTGTAAAAAAATCACTTACATTAGCCCCCTCCACGATGGCTTCTATCAACGGAGTGAGTTCCTTATGGTCATAGTGCCTGCTTAACCACCAAGCATATATACGCCTTGCAAAAGGAATTATTTCAAAAAACCAATAGTTGTTCAACACTCCTGCCGCTGCAACTTTGTACGGAATAGACGCATCATTTTTCATAATTGCAATCATTTCCTTTTTCGCTGTATCTGGATTGATAATGTCACGTATCAACAGCTTGTCTACAATATAATCGTATGCACCCAGTCTAAGACCACGCACCTTGAATTTTTTATCACCAACCATAACCTCTTTGTATTTATGAGTGGCGAACTTCTGCATCTTTATCTGATCATCTAAGTCAGGTTGTTTCCAGTTGAATATTCCCATTTTTAAACTAACTTGAACGGTTTAATCATTAATTTTCCTTTCACATCTACCTTTGATATGTTCTTTGGAGTATTTGTATAAACGAACACCCTTGTATATTTAGACGATACAATATCAAGTTTGGCATCGTCAATCAAAGAAACATGAACTATGCTGTTATCAAGCGCAACAAGACTTACACGGCTGTTATCCTTGACATACATCTCTCCTATACCGAAATCGTTGAATGTGACAACACAATCACACGAACCGTTAAAAATAGACCATTTAGGATTGCTTATGAAAAGGTTGGTATCATCAACGAAGATATTAAACTTCTCCCTAACTCCTGTAAACTCCTTCTTTAATATTTCATTGGACGGGTATCTGTTAAGCAGGCAGAAATCAATGTATCTAATATACATCTCGCATAATTCATATTTATCTAGGTTACCCCATTCGTTCAATCCTTTTTCGCAAGCTCCAAGACTTATAGCCTTTTGCTTTAATTTATCAGACAATTCTTTATCTGTCATGGTGTTATTTTTTACAGCAAAAATACAACAAAGGTTAACAAAAATCAAACACAATCAGTTAAAAAACAATAAAAGCCGGACGAAAACGCCCGGCTAATAATTCATCACCCGTCTACATCAAGCACTCACTACCGAATTGTCAAGTTCGAGAACCATCATGGTTTTCAAATACTGAGTGTTAACTTCCAATGCTGTCACAGTAACGGAGAATCCAAGGTATCCAGCGTTACTTGGAGCACCTGTGAAGCTGACAGCCCATGATGCCTTCGGGAAGAAGATCATACGGTCACCAGTACCGTTGATAATACCGATAGGACGTACAAACTGCTTGAATGAGCTTGCACCAAACGCTTTCAGTTTCTGAGAAGCTCCCTTGCCGAAAACATTCGCAGTGTCAGTCAAACTATCCAATTCCAACTCAGCCTTTGCTTCATTTCCTTGCGTAAAGAAAGCGAAAGCAGCTTTTGATGTAGACATACCTGTAAAGGTAAATGCCATAGTACCCGGTGTGATATTTTGGAATACGGTAGCACCCTGTTCGTTCTTTGTTTCAGAAGTATCAGCGTCAGTACCAGAAGATTCCGTAGTACCAGACTCAATATTTGGAAGAATCTTCGGATTCCTAAAACTTGAATATTGAGTACTATCGGTGATTTCAATCGCATCAAATGTCAAAGCGGCCGACTGCCCGTTCAAGTAAGCAGGGCTAGTGTCTAAATTTACTCGTGCCATTCTATTTTCTGTATTTAAAAAATTATTACTAATTGATGAAAACGTATCTGCCGATGCGCCTCCACTGTTTTTTCTCACGTTTTTCATGCGGCTAATCCTTTAAAATATCAACATTTAACAGGACGGACATATAATAGAACCCAACCCCGTCAAACATCGGTGGTAAAACATTAAATATTTTAAAATGAAGCTGCACAGTCTTTTGTGGGAACAGTTCTACCATTTTCTCACTCAACGCATCCATAACAGACGGATATATGTTTCCTGGGAGTGCCCTTACAAACAAAGATACCGTAGCTATTGTTTCACCTTTCCCAAAGTGACCATAAGGTCCACTTTCTGTATTGCTGACAATTCTTGTATTGTTGTTTACGACAATAAAACTAGTTACCTTATCATCAACACTTGCAGGACGCTGCACCTTATATACATCGTCAGCAATCTTCTTGTCCAATACAATATTGTACAAGGTGGTATTTATTGTTGAAGGATTAAAGTAGCCCATAACTTCACTTAAAATATTTGTTTAACATATTAGCTGCAATTTTCTTAAAAACCACAGTATATTTACCCCCTTTTAAATCTGTCTTTGTCTTAATCCAAGAATTTGAAAGAACGTTCAACAGGTGATAGTTCTCAACATACTTGGCATAATACATGACAGCAGCGACAACCAGTTCATATTTTCCAGAACCATCGGATTTATAACTATTGAAGAAATCTTCGGCAAGTTCACGCCCCCAATACTCTACATTGTTACGTTTCCTAGGTTCATTTGCAACTTTCGTTGCATTTGCCCACACAATCTTCTTTAGGACCCCATCTTTATAAATGCCACAGCCATAACTATCTTCAAGGTTGAAAGTTTGGTTGGTAAAGCCCTCCAAGTCTTTTATATCATCCATGATATTCGTGGCAATATCCTCCATGAACTGCATGATAGAAGCATCCAAGGCAAGCTGGACATTACTACCAAACTCTTTCAATACTTTATTATTGTTATTTGCTTGCATTTTTCGTGCTTGTCTTTCTTGTTACTGGTTTACTCAGTTTCTCGATCTGCTTTTTTAGCAAATCTCTGTCCTCCTTGGCGCGTTTCAACTCATTCTTGATACCGTTCATTTCAGTATAAAGTTCCTGAATCTTCTTATACGCTTCGTGAAGAGATTCTTGATAACTCAATATCTCTTCCTGTGCCTTTTTCAACTGAGCACCCTGAACAGCAAACCCCTTTTCAAGATTGTCCAAGATAGAAGAATCAATTTCAGTTTCCATCTTTTCCTTCTTCTGCTTAAACAGTAACATTGAAGTTAGAAGGGTTATGCCATTTGTACCCAACAAAGCAAGTATTATTTCCGTCCAATTGATTGTCATAGTATTCTAGTTTTCTATTTGGTTAAAGTATATTACCGTACCAAATTCCATATTGTTAAATGGAGGTTTCTTTATCTCACGCCAACTATTACTGTTGTCCGAAAACGGATGGTTGAAATTCTGCCAATCCAACAGACACCCGGAAGGTATGGTTACATCGTTATCTTCTAGGTAGGCGGCATATTCGGACTTGTCAACATCATTCGTTTCCGAACCTGTATCCTTTTCCTGTATGTTTGCCCTTCCTTCGTATATCATCTCCCAATATGGGGTGGTATGATATTTATCCGAACTGTTCTTGTTCTGATAAATTCTAACCATATCAGGAAACATATCCTCACCTAAAATACTCTTTCCCATACTACCATCTTAATCTAGTTATTTCAACATCAGTTCCAACATCCAAATTCAAACCCCATTTGGCGTATAAATCCTTTGCGCGTTGCTCCAATCTTTTCTTGTCATTGATAGAAATAGTCTTGCTTGTGTCGGTAATTGACCAGTTCCCGGCTTTCTTCGTCTTTCCCTGTATCGTTGAAGGGGCAGTACAAACAATGAGCAACAAATCGGCATAAGCCAGATCCTTCTTCATCTCAGACGTTTCACGACTGTCATCAGACAAACGGAATCCCCATTTCTGGGCAATACTGATATACGATGTGTTTTTCAACTCATAGTCAATCTGTGCTTTCAGATATTCACGCATAGACATATAGAAATATGCTTCTACCTTCATGTTACCCTTTGCTGTTATCTGAGGTGTAACTTGAATAGTAAACGGATTATCCAAAACTTTCAGTCTATCTTCCGGCTTCAATGTTTCATTGTCGGCAATAAGCCAGTATCCGAACTCTACACTTTCTTCGGGAATAGCTTGGAGCGTGAGAGTATCTCCAATGAAATACTCCCCTGCGCCCTTTGCTGTGCCTTCTCCATTTATATCAATAATGACCTTCATGGTTCAACTTTTTACAATCCCGAATTTGATTGTTCGTCAACCTTCATAATGATAAGGTTGTTCGGATTCTTCATCACAGGACACGCCCACAATTCACCCGAACTCTTCTCAGCATACGGCTCGGAAGAATACTGATGCAAGAACGCGATACGTTCGCCTTCCAAAGAAGAAATACGTACAGCCGGGTTGGTATCCTGCAAATACATTGACGGTGAGTTCTTGATACGGAAGAACTGACCGCTCTGAACAAGAACAACGGTATTCTTTTCAAAAGACGGTTTGGCTTCCTCAATCACGCCAAGTTTGTTCCATTTTGATTTTTCCTCAATAGGGATAATCACAGGGATAGAGAACACCTTCATCAGCACATCAACAATCTCCTGATTGTTCATAGGATAAATTGTAGTAGATGCTGCGGCAGGAACAAGACGTGCCTGTACTGCTGCTGTCACTTTCGGGTGCATCAGGAAGTTGTCATACAAATCCTTGGACATTTCAAAGTGGTCGTATGGTACACCGTCATTGTCGGCAATCGTACACATTCTTTGAAGGTCTTTAATAGGATCTGCATTCTCGTTCGGTGCCCAGTCTGTATCGCTAAACCATTTCTGCTTCAACGCTTTCAACTTGTGTTTTGCAGGAACACGATAGTCAATCTGAACAGGGATTGAGTTGGTACCACTAGCTGTATAGTTAAGCATACCTGTAGAAAGAGCCTGATAAGTCATACAGTTCAACTCGGTATGGAAACCTTGAATACACGCTTCCATCTTTGTGTACCACTTCTCACGGATTTTGTCAAGCAATGCGCCTTGCGGAATGTCAAGTTCATAGAACTCCTGAATATCGGTTTCCATAAACTGAATGGCGTGACCCATCTTCGGAATACGGCCAGAATACCATTCAAATCCCGTAGTATCCATGATAGGCTTTTCAGCCAAAGGAGCCAGCATTACAGGACGGGTAGCCTGTGTGTATTCGTCAACCATGACATTCCATGATTTACTCATCTGAGGAACATCCCAATCTCCGTAGCTTCTCCAGTTTTCGTTATCAAATTTCTGATTGGCATAATCCATAAGTTCCTGCATCTCCCCGGAGAAATGCCAATCATAGAAACTAAATGTCGATCTTTGCATAAAACAAAAAATTTAATTAGTTATACAATGTGTAACGGAAAACGCAAGGATATGATTCATCATCCTTCATCGCCTTTTTGATTGCCGAAGCTACTGGCGGAATACGTTTTTCCAAAATCTCACTTGTCACCATCCATGCACCGTTGAAGGGATAGAGAGTGGCACCGGGAATGGTGTCAACATCATAAGGCAGGATAGCATTAGGAATAACCTTGAATTTTGCGCTAGCACCAACCTGTGTAACTTCAACCAAAATATCGGTCAATTCCAATTTATCTGCATCCCCGGACAATGTAAGGATGTCATATTCGTCATGAGACGAATCAATAGCGTTAATGGTAAAACCAGTTGTAGTACCTGCGGCAGTAGTAGGTGCTTTGCCGACAACCATACCAACCTTGGCAACTGTATTACCCATGATTTTTTCAACTTTTACCGTAGCACCAGAATCCGATTTCTCATACATTCTGAATGAATAGTGAATATCACCGCCATCCTGTTTTGAGGAATCGCATTTAATCATAGTGCCAGCCGGAAGTTTGTTCCCAACTGTAGGCATACGTTCTACTGGAACGTTACATCCTACCAACAGTACGTGCAAAGACGTATCATTAGAAAAGATATGTCTTGCGCCACCAATCTTACTATAACTTGTTGCAAGAACTCCTGCTTTCATAATTAAAAAAACTATTTGTTAATTTTACTGTAATATCGGCTGACAATGTTGTTTTCCTTGTTAGCCTTATCTTCTTCTCTCTTTCTATCTATGAATGACTTTACATCGCTAGAACCACCCTTGTCAGAGATAAAAGGATTAATGCCATCCTTTGTGTATTTAGTACACGTTTCATTGTACTTTCCCTGTATTTTCAGAAGAATGCTTGTATCTTCCTCTTCGGGTGAAATCTGAATGTTCTCAAAAATGATGTTGCGCAACAACTCGTTAGGCATACCTGCTTCCGGGCGTTTAATCAAATCAGACAGCTTCTTGCGCTTTTCAGTTACAATCTGCTTCTGCTTTTCCTCCTGCTCTTTAGCTTCAAACTCTTTCTTGAACTTTTCAAACTCTTCAAGTTTAGCCTTGACATCATCGGGCAACTCAAACGGTTTCGGTTCAGGTGCTGGTGTCGGTGTAGGTTGTGGTTGCGGTGCTGGTGTCGGTTGTGGCGCAGGATGTGATTTTTCCCATTCCTTTTTCAAGTTGGATATCTCCTGTTCCTTGATTGTATCCCACTCTTTGCGCTTATCAGACGCAAACGCTCTTACCTGACCTGCTACAGTGTTCTTTAAATGATTCACAACACTTTCATTCCAGAACTTTTCCGCATTTTCCTGCGGTGCGAACGCTGAGAACTCATTAATTGTCTGTTCGATTGTACGATCTGTAATAACGGAGCTACTTTCTCCCAACGCATTCTTGATACCTTCAAAAATGACTTTTACATTTCCATTCATATACTATTTATTTTTTTTATGTGATTTATGCACAAGACCTTTGCGCACAGTAAGTACCTCTTACCGATGCAAATGTAGTTAAAATTTGTGTATAAGCAAAAAATATTTAAAAAAAACATTATATTTGCAAAATACATACAGAAAGATGGAAGAAATTGACTTAAAATACCGAGGATTAAAGACTAAGGATGTTGTCAAATCGCTGAAACGATATGGCAAAAGGGGAATCATACCATATAAAAGCCTTGATTTCGTCCAAAGATATATAGAGGACAGAAGAAGCAAGGGGTACAAGGTAAATATGCTTGCCCCACAGAAAGGTTCACAGGAGGCATTTCTAAGGAACAGGGCAGGAATAAAGATACTTCACGGGAATCGTGGGGGAGGAAAATCCGTATGCCTTGGAATGGATATACTGAGTTCATGCAACCATCCGTCATTTTCAGCACTTGTTTTCCGTAAGGATAAGACATCCGCAGAAAAAGCGGACGGTATTCTTAAAGTGGTTTCAAAGATGGTTGAACCTTATGGTGAGTATATTGATTCAAAACGCCTTTCAAGACTTGACGCAGGAGGTGAAATACGATACGATTATTTCGGTGATGCCTGCCTGTCTGGAGAAAAAGGCGTAAGCGAATTTAAGGACAGACAACAGGGTGGTAACGTTGTCAAGGTGGCGATAGACGAGTGCTCACAGGCAACAGAACCTATCATAAACTACCTTCAAACGGTATTGCGTTCATCATCAGGACTAAGAACAAGTCTTATAGGCGCGTGCAACCCAAATCCGTATAGCGATTTCTGGAGAGCAATGGTATCATGGTGGGTAGACGATGATGGAATAGCAATTCCAGAAAGATCGGGGAAAGTAAGATATTTCTTTCAATATGGAGATACTATACATGAAACAGCATGGGGTGACAGCCCACAAGAAGTATTTGCTCAGGCAAAAGATTATATCATCGCAAGATTCGGTAAAAATACCAAAATTGACGAAACAAACTGTAAAAGATACATCAAGAGCATAACCTTTATAGCTTCCGGGCTGGAAGATAACAAGATACTTATGGCTTCCAATCCAGACTATCAGAAAAACCTTGGAGGAACAGCACAGGAAGTATCCATAAACGCATTAGGTTCATGGAAGCTGATAAAAGGGGGAAACGAGTGGATAACCCGTGACGAAATGGAGGAAATGTTCTCATCTCAGCCTGTGTTTGACGATTACTTTGAATGTGCTACACTGGATATAGCATACGGTCTTGGTGACGTTTGTGTAATGGGGCACTTCATAGGACATCACTTACAAGACCTAGAATGGTCAAACACATTAAAGCCTAGGGATTTGAACCGATGGGTAAGAAACAATCTACGGAAATGGGGAATCGGTGAAAACAGACTGGCATTTGACGGTCTTGGAGCACCTACATTCCGTGACGCATTTCCCGAAAGCCTTGCAATACTTAGAGGCGTTCCAAAAAGACTAGACAAAAGCAAGGATGATCAGCCTGTAAGATTCTATTTCGATCTAAGGGCACAGCTTGCCGATGAAATGGTAACACGTATAAAAGGAACAAACCTAGGATATTGCGGATTCAGTATAAACCCGGAACTTCTTGACAAACCGTATGTGAACAAAACAATACGGGAAGCACTGATGGACCAGAGAAGAGCAATAAGACGTGATGTGGAAAGGGAAAACGGGAAACTAAGGCTGTTGAAAAAACAGGAGGCAAAAAAGATTGTAGGATGCTCACCCGACTTGATAGAAGGAACATTTTTATACAGAACATATTTTGATATATGCGATGTAATGATTGACATACCTAACGATATAATGGATGAATTAAAATATTTATAATTACCTATGGAAATTTTAAAATTAGACGTTTTATTACGAAAAGAACCGTTCAAAGTGGCACTTCCGTCAAGATGTGACGATGGGAGAGGTGGAGGAACAAAGAAAAAGCCAAGACGCTCCACTTTGATATACAAATATATGTCACAGGATGATTTTCTAGCGCAATGGGATACATCAGGGCATTATATACACAACAGACCCGACTGGAAAGACAGCATCCCGTCAGACGAAGATGCCACATCATCGGATGATGAAAGCGCGAATGTAGGTGCTCAGAAAAGAAAAAAGAAATTGGCATCAACTCCCTATGTACTGCAAAGACGAGCATTTCCTCTTCAAAGGATGATACACAAGAAAAGGGTATCACACCTGTGTACCAATCCTCTTAAATTTCAGATAAAGAAAAGCGCGTCAAACCAGCAGAACAGGGATAAGCTGACAACATACAAGGAATACTGGACTGATTCTCTCATGGAAACAGCCAAGTTTGAACTTATAAGCGAAGCCGGAAAGGTAGGAGATGCTGCCATATATATATATAAGGATAAGGACGAGATAAAATACAGGTCTTTCAGCTACTCAAAAGGAGATATACTATATGAGCATAAAAACAGAAGAGGGGAAAGAATAGCTTTCGCAAGGGAATATACAACCACATATATTTCGGCTGATGGAGAAGAACATACAGACACACTTGTCGATGTATGGACTAAAGATGAGTTTTACACGCTTGATTCCAACGGAGATATAGCAACGGATATTGACGAAAACGGGAATATCATACAACTGCATCAATTCCATAACCTGGGATTTATACCTGTAGTATATCTACGGCTTGAACTTCCATTTTGGGGGGCAGTACAGGACTTGATAGACGATTTCGAGTTCTTAATGTCCATGATAGGAGAATACAACACACGACAGGCGTTCCAAATGCTACTTATCAAGACAAACGGAAGAATAAACATTCAAAGAAACGGATTGGGAGGAACTTCCATTTTACGTGTAGGAGCAGAAGATGATGCACAGTTCATGGGTAAAATGGACGCTTCAAACTCACTGTTCACCGAAATAGATAACATATACAACGGGATACTTGACGGAAGCGGTGTCGTTCCGCCAATGCAATCATCGTCAGGTGACAGACCTACTGGAACAACAGCAATGTATTACGAGCCTGAAATGGAATGGGCGAGAAGTGATGCACAAATGATGAATACAGCCATAAATGACATGGCCAATATATTCAAATACTATGTAGGAGTAATGGAAGGTGACGCAACAGGTTATAACGCTTTAAGAATAAACGCTACCATAGAGCCATACTCATACATAGACTTCTCTGAATGGAACAATACACTAGTTCAGCTTGTTAACTCCCGAATAATATCATTACAGACAGCAAGAGAGGAAAGCGATTTTTCTGCAAATAATGAAGATGATAGAATGGACGAACAAGACAGAAGATTAAACGATATGGAAGCTAGGGTGATAGAGGAAAATAATGAAAACAATGAAAACAACGATAACAACGATAACAGCTAAACTATGGGAAAATTTACGAACTTACTAAGAAAAATAAGAAGGGCATTAGACTATATATGCCTTAACAATTTGAGAGTTGACGGAATGGAACACCTCATTGCAGGAATACTTGTAGTAAGCATGGCGCAATGGTTTTTCTCCGTATGGACAGCAATAGCACTAACCTTGTTTATTCTTGTGGGAAAAGAAATCGTCTACGATAAGTGGCTTAGACAAGGAGTGCCCGAATGGAGAGATGTATTCTGGGGAGCAGTAGGTATGGTACTTGGATTGATGTGAAAAAAAATCACACCACAAGTTTTGATATATCACAAATTATGCTTTTCTTTGTGGTGAACGTCATAACATAATATTTGGCAAAATAAATCGAACAGATTTTGTACAAGATATTAAGAACCCCTCTAAGGTGGCAGAAAGGAAACAATCTGCGACTTCTATGCCCTGCGTATGTTGTGACGTTCACACCTACGGAGGGTTTCTTTTTATCACAATTCGTTAAAATATGAACGTCACAACGAATGAACTTATTCCTATTAGTGATAATAACGGTAAGAAAGCCGTTAATGCACGTGATTTGCATTCTTTTCTTGAAAGTAAAAGGGATTTTTCAACATGGATTAAAGATCGTATTAAATCTTATGATTTTATTGAAGGTGTTGATTTTCAATCATTCACCGAAATTGTGGAGCGAGAAATAGGAGCTACTAAACGAATCGAATATGCTCTATCAATCAGTATGGCAAAAGAGCTATCCATGATTGAGAACAACGAACGTGGAAGGCAAGCTAGAAAATATTTTATCGCATGTGAGGAAAACAAACATGAACTTTCCCGGAAGGAGCTTGCACTAATGGTAATACAAGCCGAAGAAGAGAAAGAGAAGCTTTTATTAGAGAATAACCATCTTTCCGAAACAGTAAATTTACAAACGGAAGAGTTGCAGAAAGCCGCCCCAAAAGTCAACTACTACGATAACCACCTACAAAGTGTAAACACACAGACAAGCACACAAGTAGCAAAACAAATTGGAATGTACGCTGAAAAGTTACATAAAAAACTTAAAGAAATAGGAATTATATATCGACAAAGCGGTCAATGGATACTTCATACTCCATACTCAACGTTTGGATTGCACTCTACCCGTACACAAACGTACACACGTTCGGACGGTTCTGTAGGAACAAGCATATACACAGTATGGACTACCAAAGGTGTTCGTTTTATTATTTCACTGTATGAAAACGATTGGAATGTGAAGAAATCTATAGAACAAATAAAATGATGGTAGGCATTTACAACCAATTAAACACTATTTAACTAAATTGGTATCACCCTTGGTAGAAGGGGATGAGGACGTGGAGTGGTCGACAGTAGTCGTGGCAGTGAAACGTCAATATATATGTGTATGAATGTATATAATTACCTAGCAGAGGTCACGGGTAAACAACATGCCCATGTTATGCGTGATATTCGCAATCTATTATCGCAAGGTGTAGCCGAATCCAATTTTGGATTGGGCTCATACACAGACGATAACGGTCAAGAAAGACCTCTATTTAATCTAACTCCGAAAGGTTGTCTTATTCTCGCTTCTGGCTATGATGCAGTTCTACGTGAAAAAATCATAGACCGTCTTGAATAAATAGCCTTCAAAAAAATATTGTTTTCGTTTGGTAGTATGGAAAGTTTGCGTAACTTTGTACCGTTCACAGATGACGATTGCATTCGTTACGTTAAGCAAGCGGTTAAGTTGCTCATATCATACATGGTTTTTTTTATGCCCTTATTGGATATTGGCGGTTGCCTTTACGTAAGATTATAGTATTTGCTCTCGTAGCGAATGCGCCATCTGTGAACAGCGTAAAGTGGGCTCAGCGGAAATTTCTGGTTGTTAAGTTTTAAAATTAGCTACCTTTGCTTACC